TTTATTTATTTTTATTTATATATATTCAATATTCATCTTTTTATATATATTCAATATTCATCTTTTTATATATATTCAATATTCATCTTTTTATATATCACTGACAAACCGTTATATTTGATTTATTTCAGGTAATAACGTATTTCGTTTTCATTTATTTTTATTTTTTCATCAATATATTGATAAATCTCAGTTAATTCATTTGTATGTTTTATTAATTCATTTTTAAAATTATAAAAATCAACTAATCGTCCATATCTTGTTAACGCATCCATTACATTATCTTTGAAATTATCAAGAGTTGATAAATCTTCTGAAAAATCGTCAATAATTTGTAATATTCTTCTTTTATTAAAGTATTTTATTTCCAATCCTATTGTAAAATTTGAATATATTTGCATAGTATTAAATAAAGAAGTTTTATTTCCGTTAATTTCGTTTATTTCAATATTCATTTTTAGTGCGTAAAGCGTAGCGTATTCTTTATTTAAGCAGTTTAGTATTTTACAAACTATATATATATTTAAGATTTATTTCATTTTTTTTATTAATCTTATTCATACAAAAATTAAATTTTAAAATGAAATAAAGTTAAAAATCAAAGTTAAAATTATATTTTACAAAATCATCTTTATAAAAAAAATAGACTAAATTTTTAATTTCTTCGTCATAGAAATATTTGTATGATAATGGTAAGTTTTGATTGACTTGACATCTAGGAATATCACCACAAAACTCTGTGTTAAGAGTTTTTTTACCTTCATGAACAGAAGTATAATTATTTAAATTCAATTCATAATTTTGTCCATTTTTCAATTTTATATTATATTTTTCATCTTCATTTATACGAATATATTTTGTTATAATGTTCTCTTCTCCTTTTATATATTGTTGATGACAATGATATTTATCACTTACATTAAAACTTGAAAACATACGTCTTGTAAAAAATACCATTTGTTTCATAAAATTTCTAAATGATAAATTACCCGATTTATTTACTCTAAAAATACTAACAGCACGAATATATGGGTTCATTATAAATTTTATAAATTTGTATTGATTTTTTATTAAGTTAACAATTGGTACTGTTGAAACATTTTTATCAAAAATATTAACTCTATAGATATGTATAAATTTATTAGTATCAAGTCCATCTTTCAACAAATTACTGTCTAATAAATCTAAATATTGTTGGAATGATTTTGAACAACCTCCTCTGGGTGTAAATGTAATGCATATTTTATTTTTTGTATCAACATACCATAAATCGCTATATGGAGAGTTACCAAAATTAGTAATTAATGCTCCAGAACGTTTTATTCTTTTAATTTTTTCTTCATTTTTTGTCATTTTTAATATATTACATAAATATTTTTTTATAATTTCTTGATAATTTTTATCTTTATTTATTTTTATTGAAGATAAATAAAGATATTTTATTTTTTCTTAGTTTCTTAGATGAAAATAATAAAATATATTAATAAATGTTGGTTTGTTTATAATAATAATAAATATGAAAAAAAAATAAATATATTTTAAAATTATAATGGACTGTTTTTTTGATATGTTTCTAAATCTTTTTTTGTGAAAATTGAAATATCTTGACTTTTAAATGATGGTATTGTTTTTTTATATTTATAAATGTTTATTATTTGTTTAACAAGAGGACTTCTTAATACATCATCATCATTCATGTTTATAATTTTAATTAAGTCATTGTTATCTTGTTTAAAATCTTGATAGTAAGAGTTATATTTATTTAAAAAATCTTCTAATCCTGAAATTTTAATATTATCTTTTTGTTCATTATCTCCTAATATAATCATTTTACTATTCAAACCTAAACGTGTCATTAGCATTTTCATTTGGATAGGAGATGAGTTTTGCATTTCATCAGCAATAATTAAAGAATCGTCAAATGTTTTTCCACGCATATAAGACATAGGTTTTATTTGAACTGAACCTTTTTTGATAAGTTGTTGTATTTTACTCGTAGAAGTTAAAGAGGATAATATTTGAATATAATTTTCTGCCCAAACAGTCATTTTTTTTTCAAGATTTCCAGGCAAAAACCCTAAATCTTCATTATCTACACTTACTAATGGTTTTGTTAAAATGATATTTGAATATTCATCTAAGAAATTAACAGCGTGGTTACAAGATAGTATTGTTTTACCAGAACCTGCTGGACCAGAACATATTACAATTTTGTATTTATTATTATTTAAATACTCATCGAATAATTCTTGATTTTTAGTTTTTGGAATTATATTTTTTAAAGATGAAAATGAATTTGAAAAAGAATATGAAATTATCTTATTTTTTGTAGTTGAATAAGAAGATAAAAAAAATAATAAACTGTTGAATTTATACATAATATATATTAAACTATAATAGTTATATGTCTTTAAATATATAATAGTTATAATTAAAAAATAAATATATATTATATTAATGGATAATTTATCAAAAAATATAAATCAATGCAGAATATGTAAATCAATAAAATTATCAAATGTAATAAGTTTAGGAGAACAGTATATAACATCAAGATTTGCTTTGTATGGAGATTGGAGTGTTCCAAAACTTGAAGTTGATTTATGTTTATGTGAAGAATGTCATTTATTGCAAATGGTTCAAACAACATTATCAAAAGAATTATATGAGAATGAATATGGATATAGATCTGGAATAAATAACACAATGAAAAATCATTTAAAAGATTATAATAAAGAAATACAAAGTATAGTAGTTGAACTAACTCATGAAGATATTATTTTGGATATTGGAAGTAACGATTCAACAATGTTAAATTTTTATCCAAAAGAAAATAAAAACTTGGTTGGAATTGATCCGACAGGATTACAATTTAAAAAATATTATAATCGTGCTTTTTTAATTCCTGATTATTTTACAAAAGATAATTTTAATAAAAATTATGGAAAAAATATAAAAAAATGTAAAATAGTTTCTTCAATATCTATGTTTTACGATTTACCTGATCCAGTTCAATTTGCAAAAGATATATATGAAATATTAGATGATGATGGAATATGGACATGTGAGCAAAGTTATTTATTGTCAATGTTAAAAAGAAATAGTATTGATACAATTTGTCATGAACATTTAGAATACTATTCATTAAAACAAATTAAGTTTATTGCTGATAAAACAGATTTTAAAATTATAAATGTTATGTTTAATGATTGTAACGGAGGAAGTTTTCGTGTATATCTTTCAAAAAAAAATAGTTTTGAATATACAGAATGTGTTGATTTAATAAACAAAATATTAAAAGAAGAAGAAGACTTTGGATTAAATAAAAAAGAAACTTATGAAAATTTTTTGTTAAGATGTGATTGTGAAGTTAACAAGTTGAATAATTTGTTAGATACAATTAATAGTAATGGTATGAATACATATATTTATGGAGCATCAACAAAAGGAAATTGTTTATTACAATATGCAAATATAGATGAAAGTATAATAAAGTATGCTGTAGAGCGTAATTTAGATAAAGTCGGAAAAATGACAAATACAGGTATAGAAATAATAAGTGAAGAAACAATGAGAAAAGATCCTCCAAATTATTTATTGGTATTGCCGTATCATTTTAAAGAAGAAATAATAGATCGTGAGAGTGAGTTTATAAAAAATGGAGGTCAATTAATTTTTCCATTACCAGTACTTGATATTGTAAGTTATTCTAAGAAAGTATTAATAACAGGTTGTGATGGACATATATCACATTATGTGAAAGAATTGTTTAAATTAGATAAAGAAAAATATAGTTTATATGGAATAGGACATTTGAATGAAAAATATGAAAAAAATATATTAAAATACTATTTTGATATGTCAGAATATAAAATTTTATATTTTGTCTTAGATATATTAAAACCTGATATAATTATTCATCTTGCTAGTATATCAAATTCAAGTGAAGCTTTTAATAATCCAATAAAAACATTAGAAATAAATGGTATGTCCTGTGTTAATTTGTGTGATATTATTTATGAAACAAAAATGAAAACTGTACTTTTTAATGCTTCAAGTAGTGAAATGTATAAAGGACATGAAGTATATAATATTGAAGATAATGACACACATAAATATCATTTACATCCATATTCAATAGCAAAAATAATGGCTCATAATATGGTTGATTTTTATAGAGAAAATTATAATTTACCTTTTTCAAATGGTATTTTATTTACAACTGAATCAAAATATAAAAAAAAATCATTTCTTTTAAATAAAGTATCAGATCATATAAAAATATGGAAAAAAACAAAGGATGTACTAAAATTGGGAAGTTTAGGTTCTTATAGAAATATAATTCATGCAAGCGATGTAGCTTCAGCAATAGAAAAAATAGTAAATTGTGATAAACCAGATAATTATTTAATTTGTAATGAAAATAGTTATAAAGTATTTGAATTAGTTGAATATTTATATTCATTAGAAAATATATATTTGTATGAAAAAATAATAGATGACAAACTATTTTACTACGATAAAACAACAAATATCTGTGTTATTGAAATAAGTAATGAAAAAATTGGTTATGATGTAGTAGATACAAATATAAGTGGAAAAGCAGATAAATTAAAAAGTATAGGTTGGAAACCAGTAATTAATATAAATAAAATATTAAAAGAAATATTTTATGGTTAACTTTTGTTGTTGTAAAAAATAAAATATATTCTAATAAATAATAATAGTTTTATCATATGAAAAATATTTTTTAATAAACTTAATATTATTTGAATTACATAAAATAGTAATTTCATCATAGTTTAAACTATCATCAATAATTTCATATAAAAGAGAAGTTGGTTTGTTTTCATTAAAAAATTCAGTTTCAACATAATAGTCATTAGTTAAATTAATTGTTTTTTTTGTAATATTATATGCTTTTTGTTCTTTAATTTCTGAATTAGATATTAAATTTATTTTATTTTTAATTCTGAACCTTACATCGTTTTGAATAATGGTTTTTTTATTAAAAAAAAAATATTCGTCGTCATTTAAATTACCATCTCTTAATAAATCCATATAGTTCCATATTTCAAGATTTATTTTTTTAAGTTCATCATATAAAAAAGTATATATATTAATATAATCTTTTAAATAATTAAAAAGTATATCGTGTTCTTTTTTTACATCTTCAATACGTTTGTCTTTAATTTTTTCAAGTTTTAAAGAAAGAATAGAAAGTTTATCAAGAGCTTCACCTAATGAAACAGGTAAATAAATAATATTACTCATAAATAAATAATATAGTTTATTTTAATACATTTTTAAAAAAATAAATATAAATAAATATAATGGAAGAAATAAAACCAATAGAACCAATAGAACCAATAGAACCAATAGAACCAATAGAACCAATAGAACCAATAAAATATACATCGGGTGGAAGACTTGGTGATTTTATAAACCAACTTTCAGTAATTAATGAGAATTATATAAAATCAGGAAGAAAAGGTATATTATACATTGGATATACAGGTGACTCATTTTCAAATAAAATAATAGGAACATATAAAGATACATATGATATAATAAAATCACAGCCTTATATTTATGATTATAAAATACATAAAAATGAAAATTATGATTATGATTTAAGTGTTTGGCGTAATAATATGGTTAATGGTAATTTGAAAGAAATATTTAGTAGAGTTTATAATGTTGAATGGGGTAAAAATAAATGGTTATATTTAGCTGAAAATGAAGAATATAGAGAAAAATTTAAGGATACAGTTTTAATAAATACAAAGAAAATAAGATTTAAAAGTGAATTGGATTATGAAGAATTATATAATACATATAAAGAAAAACTTGTTTTTATATCTTCAGAATATGAAGACTATAATTATTTTGTAAAAACAACAGGAATAAATATAGATTTATATAAACCAAAATCATTTGAAGATTTATGTATGTCAATAAATTCTTGTTTGATGTTTGTAGGTGGTTTATCAATGCCTTTAACAATTGCTTATTCATTACATAAAAAATTATTAATTGCTTGTGATAAAAATGGATTAATGTTAGATGAAAAAAATAATTCAAAATTAAATGAACTATGGGAAAATACAAAATATCTTAGAAAAAAAGAAAATATTAGAAAAAAAGAAAATCTTATAAAAAAAGAAAATATTAGAAAAAAAGAAAATCTTAGAAAAAAGAAAATCTAAGAAAAAAGAAAATATTAGAAAAAAAGAAAATCTTATAAAAAAAGAAAATATTAGAAAAAAAGAAAATCTTAGAAAAAAGAAAATCTAAGAAAAAAGAAAATCTAAGAAAAAAAGAAAATCTAAGAAAAAAAGAAAATATAAAATATCTTAGAAAAAAAGAAAATCTAAGAAAAAAGAAAATCTAAGAAAAAAGAAAATCTAAGAAAAAATAAAATCTAAGAAAAAAAAGAAATAATTATTTGATTGTTTTTATTTCTTTTATTTTTGTATTTTTTTTTAAAAGTAATAAACTGATTTTATTTTTAATTTCATTATTTTTATTATTTGCAAGTTTATTGTTTTCATTTTCATGAATAATTTTTTCTTCAATTTCTTTACTAATATCTTCATTATTTAATAATTTTTTAATGATACTTTGTCTTTTAAATAAACAAGCTTTACAAACACAACCATTATATATATAATGTGTAGTGTCAATAAAAGTATTTGATTGATTTTCTAATGATATTTCATTATATAATAAAAATTCGTTTTCATTCATATAATTAAAATTTTCATTTGAAGATTTTAATCTCCAAGTATTTAAGTATTTTAATATTTCATCACTAGAATAATAGTAGTTTAAGTATTTACAAGAATTAATAAGTGATAAAAAGTTATTTGGAATTTTATAATTTTTAATAAACTGATTATAAATATTTTTTATTGGTTTATTTGAAGAAGAATAATCTTTAATTATAACTATATCAATACCTAATAATTTATTTAATATTTTTCTCCATTCATGAACATTATCTAATCTTAATTTTATATATTTTATACCATTTAAATTAAAATAAATATATTTTTTTTCATAATCAAAAGGGAACTTTTCATTAATATTATATTTATCAATAAAAATATCACCAACTGCTATATAAGGAAATATTAAGTTAAATCTTTTTATAATTCTTGTCAAATCATAGTTATTTAATAGTTCATCAGTAGTATTAAAATGAAAACTTGAAATATTTTCAAAAAAAGTAGAAATTTTATGTTCTATTGGAGAACGATAAATGTCAATAACAAAAACATTTCTTTTTAAAAAAATTCCATTATAATTTATTAATTCAACAACACTAATATCTTTTACTTTTGAAAAACATTCTAACATAATTTCAGAATGAATGTGAATAATTACAAAACCAAAAAAAACAAATAATTTTAGAGAAGAAACTAATGATGTTGAACCTACTTTTGGAACACTATAAACAAATATGATATTAGAATGTTTATAATTATTTTCAATATTTTCTAATCCTAATTTTTTATTTACTTCTTTTAACTTATTTAGTTTATTTTCATTATTATTTAAATAATCCATATATTTAAATAATACAAATTATTTTTTATGTAGATTTATATTTTATTTCTTACTTGTATTTTTATTTATATTTTTAGTTATATTTTTATTTCTATTCTTTTTAGAAGAAACCTTCCATTCTTGTTCTTGTTTTTGTTCTTGTTTTTGTTCTTGTTTTTGTTCTTCAACACCATCACTTACTAAAGTAGGTAAAGATGAAGAATTATTTGATTTGAATTTAATTCTTGCGTCTTTAATTTCTTTTCTTGTTTCACACATTAGTTTTCCATCATCAATACCACAAACTTCATTTGCGTAATATTTATAATTGTTATTTATGTTATCATTTTCAATAATTTTAAAGTTAACATATTCTCCAATAACAAGATATTTATATTGTTCGTTATTAACTTTGATTGAATTATGATGAATAAAAATATCATTAATATTATCTTTATCATTTTTGAATGAAATAAAACCATATCCATTTTTAGAATTAAACCACTTACATCTTCCAATATAATTTTTTCCAATTTCAATTTCAGTTGGATTTATTGCTGTGTTATTAATTTCTTCCATTAAATATAATAAATATTTGTGGATATATCTTTATATTATTTTTTAAGTATAATAATTAATTAATCCATTCAAAATTTTCTGTTTCCATAACTTTATTATCTTGTAATATAAGAATTAATAAATCATAATTTGGTTCTTCATCAAAATTAATTTCATAAGAATATTTTAATAATTTAATAAAAACTTCAGGAAGAATTAACTTTTCATAAAGTATTTGTAGTTGAAATAGTTTATCATTTATATATTTTGTATTTATATCATTCCAAATGTAGTCATCAATGTATAAGTAAATTAAAACATAAATAATAGATATAATATCATCTCTTCTTGATGGTTCATTACCATTAATAATATGACTACTTACAAAATTAAGAGTTCCAATAATTGATTCTTTATTTTTTCTTAGTTCAATATGTTTTCCATTTTCAATATCAATATATTTTTTAGAAAATCCAAAATCAATTAAATGAATAATTTTTTGTTTTTCATTAAATCCAATCATAAAGTTTTGAGGTTTAATATCACGATGAATAATATATATATTGTGAAGTGTTTTTATAATATTAATGATTTGAATACCTATTTTTAATACAGAATTAAGTGATAAAGTTTTATAAATATTTTTAATTTCTTGTAAGTTTTTATTTAATAAAGTAATCATTAAATATGTTTCATTATCATTTGTTTCATAATATTTTAATGATGGAAAACCATTATTATTTTTTAAATAGTTATAAATAATTGCTTCATTTTTAAGAATGTTAATATTATTTGTTTTATTTTGTTTTTTTATACATACAAGTTGATCACTTATAGTTTGTTTTCCAAGATAAATATCTCCAAAGTTTCCATTACCTATTTTTTGTAATATTTGAAATTTATTTTTACAAATAAAAGAATTATTCATTTATTATTATTATTATTATGTATTATTTATTATGTATTATTTATTATGATTATATTATTTTTATTATATGTTCAAATGTAAAATATATAAAGATATAAGACTTATTTTATTAATATGGTAAAAAATTGTTGTAATACTATTTATCCAAAAGAAAAAGAAGAAATGTATGGAGAATATTTTAATAATTATTCTTTTGTTCTTAGTGATTTTCAAAAATATGCTATAGAAAGTATTGTTACAAAAAATCATATTCTTGTAACAGCACATACAGGTTCAGGAAAAACATTACCTGCTGAGTTTGCGATTGAATATTTTACAAAAAAAAATAAAAAAGTTATTTATACTTCTCCAATTAAATGTCTTAGTAATCAAAAGTTTTATGAATTTACAAAAAAATATCCTAATATAAGTTTTGGAATTATTACAGGAGATATAAAAATTAATCCCGAAGCACAAGTTTTAATAATGACAACTGAAATTTTATTAAATAAGTTATATGAAAATAAGTTTAAAAAAACTCAACTTAACTTTGAAATAAATAAAAAAGAAGAAATAGATTTAAAAAAGAATAGTTATTCTTGTTTAAATAATTTTGATATAAATATAGATGATGATTTAAGTTGTATTATTTTTGATGAAATTCATTATATAAATGATAAAGATAGAGGTAAAATATGGGAAGAAAGTATTATTATGTCTCCACAAAATGTACAATTAATTATGCTTTCAGCAACAATTGATAAACCAGATATTTTTGCTAAATGGATAGAAAATAGATATGAAAATGATGATAAAATAGTATATTTATCAGGTACAAATCATCGTATAGTTCCTTTAACACATTATTCTTTTATAACTTGTAATAATCGTTTATTTAAAATATTAAAAGACAAAGTTTTAGAAGATGAACTGAAAAAAATAATAAATAAACCTATTGAGTTAAAAAATTCTAAAGAAAAATTTTTAGAAAATAATTTTGATAATGTTAAAAAATCTTTAAAGATATTTGAAAAAAAAAATATAATTGTTAAAAGATCATTTGCTTTAAATCAACTTTTACATTATTTAGTTGAAAATAATATGCTTCCTGCTATTTGTTTTATCTTTTCAAGAAAAAATGTAGAAATTACAGCATCTGAAATAACTACTAATTTATTAGAATTTGACAGTAAAATACCTTACATTATAAAAAGAGAATGTGAACAAATTATTCGTAAATTACCAAATTATATTGAATATCTTGAACTACCTGAATATATTAAAATTGTTTCATTATTAGAAAAAGGAATTGCTATTCATCATGCTGGTATTTCACCAATTTTAAGAGAAATGGTTGAGTTATGTTTTTCAAAAGGTTATGTTAAGTTATTAATAGCAACAGAAACTTTTTCTGTTGGAATTAACATGCCTACTAAAACAGTTATTTTTACTGATGTTTGTAAGTTTGATGGTAATGGTTTAAGAATGTTACATCCACATGAATATACACAAATGGCTGGAAGAGCAGGAAGAAGAGGAATTGATACTATTGGAAATGTTTTTCAACTAACAAATTTATTTAAAAATTTGGAAACACAAGATTATCGTATGATGATGACAGGAACTCCTGAAAAACTTGTATCTAAATTTAAAATATCTTATAGTTTAATACTTCATTTAATTTTTATCGAAAAATATGATTTCTTAGATTTTGTTAAAAAGGGAATGATTAACACAGATATTACAAATCAAATAAATATTATTGATGATTTAATTAAAAATATAAATGAAGATTTAGAAAAATTAAAAACAACAATAAATAATTTTAAAGTTCCATTAGATATACTTCAATTATATTTAAAACTAAGAAAAGATAAATCAACAGTAATTAATAAAAAAAAAAAAGAAATAGAAAAACAAATAGAAAATATTGATAACAACTATAAAATAATAAATTATGAATTGGATTTTGTTACAAATTATAACAATAAAATAAATGAATTAGAAAGTTTAAATGATGATTATAATCATATAAATAATTATTTTAAAACAAATATTGATAAAATAGTTAATATTCTAAAAGAGAAAGAGTTTATTTATTTTTATGATAATATATATCAACTATCTAAGAAAGGGTTTATTTCATGTATGATAAAAGAAATACCATCAGTTATTTTTGCTAATTATATTGAAAACAATTTATTGATTAACTTTACAGCATTAGAACTTGTTGGTATTTTATCTTGTTATACAAATATTATTATACCAGATGGAATAAAAAATTTAATACCATATTCAAAAAATACAAAAATAGAAAATTTTATAAGAATAATTGATAAAGATATTGATAACTTGATTCAATTGGAATCAAAAAAAATAGTTAATACAGGTATAGACTATAAAATACAATATGATATGATTGATTATTTTATGACTTGGTGTGAAATAACAAATATAGGTGAATGTAAATTATTTTTACAAAAAATACAAAAAGAGAAAGAAGTTTTCTTAGGTGATTTTATAAAAGGATTGTTAAAGGTAAATAACATTATTATGGAATTTGAAAAAGTGTATGAATATTTGGGTAATGTGGAACAAATACATATTTTAAAACAAGTTCCAGAAATAACTTTAAAGTTTATTGTTTCAAATCAGTCATTATATGTATAAACTTTAATGACAATGAAGAGAAGAAAACTAATAAATTTGTAATCTTATTTTGTTTTTAAAATTATCTTCATTTTTAAAAATAAATAACTTATAATTTCTTAGTTCAAAGTCATTAAGATTTAATTCAGTAATGATACTTGAGAATAATTTTAATTCTGGTATATAAACACTATATTTAAATATATTTGTTTGATTTGTTTGATTTGTTTGATTTGTTTGATTTTTCAAAATATTTTTGTTGTATTCTTTTTTATTGAAAGAATAACCTAAAAATATTTTATTGTAAATATTTGGAGTATTAAAACATAAATTAAGTAAAGAACAGTCATTTTGTATTTTTTTTATATTTTTCATTGAAGAATTAATAAAATCTAAATGGTTAATCCAGTAATTGTAAAAGTCAATTGTTTTTTGTGAAAATTGAACAATATTAAGATTTTTTTGAATGTTAATAATATTTAATAAATCAACAATTCTTCTTATAGGACTTGTAATATGAATATAAGAGTTTAAATTTAAAAAAGGGTGTTTTAAATTAAATGAAAAATCTTTATTTTCTTTATTTTCTTTATTTTCTTTATTTTCTTTATTAATTTCTTGAATATTTATGTAAGAAGAAGAAGAGTTGAAAATATTTATAAAATCAGTTATATTATTATTATTTATTAATTTTTCTTTTATTTTATTGTCTTTATAAAATGTATTATCTAAGAAAACTTTAAAAATACCTTCATTAAAAGAAAGCATAGTTTTGGAACAATTATAATTAAAAAAAATCATTAAATATTCAACTAAATGATGGCTATTTTGAATATCAACAGAAAAATTATTTGTTATATTTAAATGATTAACGATTTTAAAAAGAAGTTTATAATGTTTATCTTCAAATAAACTTGGTTCATCATAATAAAAGTTTTTAGAAACATTAATAATTGAAGAAGAATAAGAAATATTTTCAATAATATATTTTTCATCAATAGTTATATCCATAACAAATGCTAAACGTTTAACATTACTTTGTAAAGAACATAAAAAGTTAGATAAAATATTAGGCAACATTGGTTTTTTAATATTTTCAGGTAAATAAATACTAGATATTCTATTAGAAAAAAACTCCCATAAATCAAGTGTTTCTAATAAAAGAGGAACATTAGCAATATAAATACTAAGTAAATATTTACTATTATCTAATATTTTGATACTGAAAGCATCATCAAAATCTTGACTATTCATTGGGTCAATTGAAAAAATCTTCCATTCATCATTATTTCTGTTTTGAATATTTGGATATGTATTGAATATTTTATGAAAAAGAATATTATAGTTAGAAGAAAAATCTCTAATTTTCTTAGATGTTATGTTATTAAAACTTTGAATAGATATATTTAATGACTTACAATATAGTTGATATTCATAAAAGTTAGAAAGAATATCAACATTTCCAAGATTGTTTGTAATTGTTCCAATAGGATGTTTATCAGTCCAAGATGTATATTTTATTGTAACAAAAAGATTAAAAAAATATTTGTTGAATGAAATATTTTTAATTTCATAAGGAACTAAGAAAATAGGTAGTTCTTTATTATTAGGAATACACTTGTAAAGTAATTTATTTTTATATTTTCCATATGTTTTATTTTGAAAAAGTATAAGTACACAAGGAATATTTATATTCGATTTAATTTCTGAATTAACTACTTCAACTTTATTATCTTTTATAATAAAAGTATCATTTGAAAATAATTTATTTTTTAAAGGTTCAGTTATTGTTAATAATTCTTTATCATTAACAATAAAATTGTCATTTATATTATAAATATCCCATTCTTCATAATTTTTATTTTTAATAATAACTTTATAAAGAAACATTATATACAATATATAATTTTCTATTTAAATATATTTTATTTATCTTTTTTATTTTTATCATCTTCTTTATTGTCAACAAGAAACATAATACCCATAGCTGCATAATTGTGTAAATCCAATAATGTGTCTAATAAAGTTTCATCGGTAACTCTAATACAGTTGTCAGCAATTGTTAAACATCGATTAATTTTATCTTGCAATCTTACTAATATACCAATTAGTCCATAAGTTTCAAAAGAATTACCATAATCATTATTTTTTTTTTTAAATAGTTCTAATGCTTTATCTTGAATATTTGCTAATTGAGTTACTCTATCCATAATTATATAAAACTATAAAATATATTTTTAATATATTTTTATTATTTTATTTATTTGTTTGATTATTTATTTCATTATTTGTTTGATTATTTGTTTCATTATTTGTTTCATTATTTATTTCATTATTTGTTTGATTATTTGTTGGATTATTTGTTTGATTGTTTGATGGTTTATTTATTTTTTTAACATAATTTCTAACTATATTTTGATTTTGTAAAACACATAAAAATATTTCAGGAGAAATAGTGAGATTGTTCATATATGTTCTATATTTTAAAGATAAAATACTACTTGAAGTATCATTAAATTTAAAAGAATAAAACCAATAAGGAGGAATATGAATACAAAATCCTTTTTCTAATGTTACTTCAAGACATTTAATTTTTTCAAAATCCTGTAAAAAATTATTTTGAACTTCCCAAGGATTAATAGGACTAAAAAATTCAAAGTTTTCATAGTCGTAAATAGAATGAAGATATTTACTACTTTTTGGTGGAGTTAGTTTAACATTAACTTGTCCTTGTGTTACAATAAAATAATTTCTATAATTTAAATCATATTTAAATAAAGTACTTGCGTTATTAGATGAAAAAATAATATCATAGTTATAGTTAGAAACAAGAGGAGGACGAAATATTTGATCATTATATTGTATTTGTTTATTTGTTCCTGTTTCTTGTAAAAAATCATTGTTATTTTCAGTTATATATGTTGCATTTTTATCTTCATCAAATAGTTTATTACTCATACTAAGAGATAAAGGTAAATATAAGTCATTATCTTTATTATCAATATCTTTAATATTTCTAATATTAATATTAAAAACAGAATAATTTTGAGTAAGATAATCTTTATTAGTTTGTTCTATTAACTTTGGACATATATCATTAACATTAAAAATAACAGGTTGTCTTAAATCACATACTTCTTCAATTTTATCTTTATAAATAGTATCAATTTCATATATTTCTAAATCATTTGATTTTTTAAGTTGAAAACGAATATGGATATATAAAAATAGAACTAATGAAAAAATAAATAAAGCATTAATAATTTTAAACATATAATTACAATATTAAATAAAATTAAAAATTATACTAATGAAAAATAATTAATCATTTATTTTTGGTGCTAAATAAAATTCAACATAACTTTTTTCATTATTATTTTCATAAGATAATTCTAATTCATATTTAATTTTCATAGGTAACTTATCACTAACATAAATAGATACATATTCAGATAAATTACTTGTTAAGCATAGTTTATTTAAAATACTTAAACTATATGTAGCAACAAGATTATTTTCAATATTTATATCAAACCCAAACATATCATCATAATTAATATAAGATGTCATTTTACCATTATCACCAGTTGTATTGAAACAAATTTTTTCATCAAAACATTCAATATTTAAATTATCACCAAATAATAACAATTGGTTAGTTAAATCAAATATTTTCTTAGATTGTAAAGTTATTTGAACTTCGTAAATAGATTCAGGAATTGACATAAAATCGCTCTCTAAATTGATTAAAGGAATAACAAATTGTTTGTTAGTTTCATCATTACCAAAAGTTATGACAAGTTCTTCTTCAGTATTTTCTTCATTATCATCATAAGATAAAATAAGTTCATTTCCTTCTTTATATAATGATAGAATAAGAGACAATTTCATTATATCAACATTAATAACTTCATCTTTATTTGAAGTATTTAAAGAATATAAGTTAAACCAATTTGAAAATATTTTAATTTCATGAAGACAAATATTACATTTATCCATTCCTTGAATATATAAATGATTTGAAGTAAAAACCATTTTAATAACAGAATTTGATTTTTTTAATAAATTACATAATGACAAAAAGTTGATAATTTTTTTATTTTCAGTTAAAGACAATTTCATTTTGTTTATAATGATATAAATTAAAATATATTTATATTATTTCATTTTTTTTATAAAATATTACTAAAATCTAATGTTTTTTTTTCTTCATCAACAACTTTTTCTGTGTTTTCAATATCTTCTTTATCTTCTTTAACTTCTTCAACTTCTTTATCTTCTTTAACTTCTTCAACTTCTTCAACTTCTTGAACTTCTTGAACTTCTTGAGTCAATATAATACTATTGTTTGTAACAAGAGAAAGTTCATTTTTAACATTAAGTAAATCATTGTTTAAATTAGTTAAACATGTTTGAATATTTGTGTTATTTTCGGTAATGGAAGTCATCTTATTAGATAAATCTGTATTTTCTTTATCAAAAATAGTTTGTAATGTAACAATTTTAGTTGATAAATCTGTATTTTCTTTATCAAAAATAGTTTGTAATGTAACAATTTTAGTTGATAAATCTGTATTTTCTTTATCAAAAGTAGTTTGTAATGTAACAATTTTAGTTGATAAATCTGTATTTTCTTTATCAAAAATAGTTTGTAATGTAACAATTTTAGTTGATAAATCTGTATTTTCTTTATCAAAAGTAGTTTGTAATGTAACAATTTTACTTGATAAATCTGTATTTTCTTTATCAAGTTTATTTTCTAACGTATCAAGTTTATTTTCTAACGTATCAAGTTTAAGTAGTATATTACTAATAATTAAATCATTTTGGTTATTTTCAATATTTTCTATATTTTCATTATTGTCGAAATCTAATAATTTTTCAAAAATATTATTAGCTTCAAATTTTTGTAATAATGTTTCAATACGTCCAAGACGTAATGTAATTAATGTTATGGCATTTTGAACACTCATTTTTGAAGCTTGAACAAAGTTAACATTTTGATCTTGTATTTGAGTATTATCATTTGAATAATTAGGTGTTTGATTTGGATAAGACTGTTGTTGATTAAATTGAGGAGGTAAAACTTTTGTGTTATTACTTCGTAAGTTATTATTTTGTCTGATTTGTGTTTGTTGTTGAGGTTGTAATTGAGTAGCCATTTGTGGAGGTAAAGAAGATTGTTGTCTAACATTATTTTGATTATTACGTCTTTGTACTATATTTCTGTTCATAATATATAATACAAAATATTATATGTTTTTAAATACTTTAAAATAAATATAATAAAAAATATAACATAAAAAGAAAATTTAAAAATAAAAATAATAACAATAAAACATTATAAAATAAAGTTTTTAATTTCTTTTAATAAGTTATATGGACACATTGGAAAATAGTATGTTAGATTCAAAAAAAAATACAATATTTAATAAAATATTTACTTTTAATGATGATTTAAAAACAGAACTATTAAACTTAACTCAATATATTATATTAGCAATAGTTCCATCTGTAATATATTCAAATTATGTAAATAAATTTGTACCAGTTCCAGATATTAATAAGTCATCACTTGAAATTTTATTTGAGTTATTAATACAAATCTTAGTTACATTTTATGGATTTTTTATAATAAAGCATGTTATAGTTAATATTCCAACAATATCAGGAAAAGACTATCCTACATTTACATTTTTTACAGGTGTTATACCAATGATATTTACAACAACAGCAAATCATACAAGTTTTTCTGAAAAAGTAAATATATTAATAACAAGATTTCAAGATTTATGGGATGGAGAAACAAAAACAAATGATAAACAAAAATCATCTATAAAAGTTTCTCAACCAATATCTCAAAATAATGGTAGTTCTTCAAATATGATTTTAACTCAAAATCAAAATAATTTAGGAAATAATAATAAAACAAGTTTAATAGATAGTTTACCAACTAATCCTCAAAATTTATCACAACAATCACAACAACAGCAAAAGTATCCAGATTATAACTCAATGTTTCAAAATAATCCAACACCTTTAATAGACGCAAATACTCCAGGAATGATAAATGAAAGTTTTGAAATACAACCTGCTAACTCTGTACTTGGAGGTAGTTTTGGTTCAAGTTTTTAGTTATATTCATCAAAAAATAAATTAGTAAATAAAAAACGGTATGAAAAAATAAGTATAATAACTATAAATATTTGTATATTTGAAATAATAGAATAAAATTTTCCATTTTCATTTGTTATTTCAATGTTAAAAAAATATAAGTATGGATCAATACAAGCAAAGTTTTTTTTATCAATTTCATATTCAATTGAAGCCAATAAACAACCATCAAAAATAATAAACATAAAAAATATAAAAATAGGTAAAAATAAGATAAAAATTGTAGTTATAACACTCTTAGAATAGTACATAAAATTCATTAAATAGTAAGGGGCTACAAAATGAAAAGTGCGAATACACTTAGCTAAAAAATAATCAGGTAAATTAAGTTTTCTTAATAAATTAATAATAAAATTAACAATTGTTTTTTTATATTTTTTAATAATATGTTTATTGTTTTTTGACATTTATTAAATGTTTATAAAAATAGTTATTTAATAAGTTATTCTATAAATAATATAATAAATAATATAATGAGTATTGATACTGAACTGTTAAATAAAGCATTAGAAAATAGTAATAATGATGATATTATTAATTTAACTTATGATATAATAGAAAAATCAAAAATAAAATTATATAAAATAATAAATGTGAATGATTGTGAAATATTAAAATTTAAGAATCAATTGAAAAATTATATTTTTATTGATACAATTGATAAATTGAAAATAGGAAATTATCTAAGATGGTTTAAAGTTGAAGAAAAATATTTATATAAAGGAGGATTTTTAATAGATATAATAGTTGCTAATGAAAATATAAATCTTTTAATGAAAAATATTACAAATAGAAGTTTTACAATTGTTTTTAATCATATTTATCTTTTTAAAAAATTATCTAATCAAGAAAATATAATATTGAAAGCAATGGAATATTTACAAAAAAAATAATTATATCTCTAATTTTACAATAATATTAGAGATATAAAATAATATTAGAGATATAAAATAATATTATTTAATGGAAAAAACATACTCATTAGAAGAAGCAAGTTGGAAAAATACAATTGAATTTATACCATTAGTGAGTTCAGGTAAAGTGATTAAAGTATATGATGGTGATACTATATGTATTGCTACAAAATTTCCTTATAATAACGAACTAAAAGAAAGTAATATTATATATAGGTTTCATATAAGATTGTTGAATATTGATACTCCTGAGATTAAATCTAAGAATGAAAATGAAAAGAAAATAGCTAAATTAGCTAAAGATTTTTTGAGTTCTATAATAATGGATAAAATGGTATATTTAAAAAACACAAGTGTTGATAAATATGGACGTATTTTAGCAAATGTTTATACTGAAAATAATGAAGATATTAGTAATATTTTATTAGAAAAAAAATTTGCGGTTATTTATAATGGAGGTACAAAAAAAAGTCCACTTGATTGGGAAAAATATCATAATGATTTAATATAATGATTTTATAATTAAAATTTTTGTATTTATTTATAAATTTTTAATAAATATATTTTTTATATTAAAATAAATATTTTTAATAAACTCTTTTACAAAATCAATTAAGTAAGAATCAGAAAGTATAATAGTTAAACCAGCAGTGAAAGCTACTTTTTTATCTAATTTTGAAAAACTATGATTTGGTACAAAGTTAATAATTGGATTAAATCTAATTATTAAAAATATACAAACATATGTACGAATAATAAAAGATAAGATACCTGTATAATAAGAATTAATAAAACTAATACCTAGTAAAGTTAAAATAATAAATAACCAATTAAAATAAATTAGTGTGTTAAAAAAAAGAAAATTATAGTAATAATAATAATAATAAAAATTATTATTTTTAACTTTGTTCATATAATATAATTTTATATTTTATTTTGGTATGTCAAATGGAAAATAACTTAATAAGTTAAATGTTAAAAAAGTATTATAATCTAAAAAAGATAACATTTTTTTATTGTCTTTATTTATTTTTGTTTTTTCAAAAAATAAGAATAGTTCTTCATTATTTTTTAATATTAAATATGTTGAAAGATAAAAATTAATAAAGTTTTTATCTAAGAAAGGAAAAATAATATTTATATTATTATTGTTCATACAATTAAAAAAATAAATGTAATCAAATGATTTTGAAATATTTTTAAGACGACTACGAATATTTTTATCGTATAAAAAAATATTTTCATCAATAATTTTTTCATTTTTTGATATAGCAAAAATTTCATTCCCACCAAAACAAGAATAAATAAAATTGATATTTGTATTATCTTTTAAATGTTTAGAAAATAAATAAAGAAAGACTTTTTCTTGTTTTTCTTCATTAAGTAAATTTGAAAAATTTTTATTATAATTTGTAGAATTAAAACCATTAAGTAGAGTATTTAAAAGATTATTTTCAATATAACTATATGTTTCATTGAAATAAGAAGTTGATATTTTAATTTCAACATACTTTATATTTAAAAAATCAGCTACTTTTTTAATATATATAAAATTATTGCTATTTTCTATACCTATAATAAAAAAAGTAATATTTATTTTATTTTGAATAAAGTAGTAAGCTAAAAATATATTTGTAATATCAGAAGTTAAAAGAAAAGCATTATTAAATGTTTTTGTATATGAATATTTTTTTATAATTGATTGATTTAAATAATGAATAGTTTTATTAAAAAAATCTTCATTTATTGTTTGTAAATTAAGATTATTAGGTATATAATAAATTTTATTTTGTTTTTTTAATTCCCAATAAGATAAAGCTTTAATTTCTAAAATAAAATAAGAATATGATGAAGATTTGAAAGTATTATATTCAGTTAAATAGTTATTTGAATAATCATTTGAATAACTATATAATTTTTTTAATATTTGTAAATTAGAAGATATAGCATAAATATAATTATTATTTATAGGTATTTTAAAAAAATAAATAGGTATAGTTCCAAAAGGGTCTTTACAAATATATACTTTACAGTTTGTTTCTTTGTTTGATATTCTATTATCAATTAAAATAAAAGAAAAACTACCATCAATAATATTTAATGTTTGTTTAATACCATAAACTTTATACAAATGAATTATAATTTCATAACTATTACTAGTAGTAGGAGTTATATTTAATAAAGTATAAAGTTCAGAATAATTATAAATAATACCATTAGAAATTATTTCAATACCGTCAATAGATAAGTAGTTTTTATTTATAAGAATTTGTAATTTATAGTAATCTTTCAAATTTTTAAAATTATATTCAAATAAAGATTCATGATTAAAAGAATTAATAATATCTTTATTTTTAAAAATAATATTATTTTCATTATTTAATAAACAAAAAATATCAGTCATAATTGAAAATATGAAATATTTTTATATATAAATAATATAATGTTAAATAACAATCAATTAATGAATAATTCTCAAATGTCAAATTATATGAACAATGAAATATCAAAAAGAAATGTGCCATCAACACAATTACAACCATATTTAAGTGTTTATCCAGTAAGCACTAAATATGAATTATTTCCTACTTTAAATAAAAGAAAAGAAAGTTGTGTTGTTTTGGAACAACAATCTTCGTATAATATTAGTAATGTTTTTAATCCTGGAACAAAAAAACCTCCCTCATGGAGTGATTATGTAAATGTTGAATCAGAACTAAGAAATCAAATTTATGGATTATCAAAAGGAAGTAAAAGTGTATATGTCCCAAACTCAAATAGTGATTTATATTATTATAATTTTAAAGAAGGTAAAAATGAAGATTATGATAAGATTTTAAATAGAAAAGATAATTTTAATTTATTTAATCCAAATATTGATAATTTAGGGAATCAATTATTTAATAATAATACACGTGTACAATTAAAAAATAAAAGTAATTAAAAAATATAATTGTTAAACATATATGGAAAATATAAAAAATATTGAAGGTATTGAAGGTATTGAAGATATTGAATATATGGAAGATATAGAACATATTGAAGATATTGAAGATATTGAAGATATTGAAGATGTAGAAGATGAAGATATAAAAAATATTATAAAACAAATTTCAATTGATTATTTGATAAGTAATTTATCAAATAAAAATAAAAAAAAAATATCTTCTTCTTCTTCTTCTTCTTCTTCTTCTTGTGAAGTAAAAGAAATAAATAACAAAGATAAAAAATTTTATAAAAAAAGAATATTATACATAACAAAAGAAATGTTAAATAATATTTATGATGATGAAATAAAAGAAGATGTTTTGTTTTATTTTAATCAATATATTAATGTTTTAATTAAACATTTTAAAATAAAAGATAAAAATGATATTTTACAAGAAGAATATAAAGATTTTGATTTCAAAAATAAAGATATTATTTTTGACAACAAAGATTTTATAAAGAATGAAGAAATAATTGATAATAAAAATGTTATAAGTGAAGATAATAATTTTTTAAAACATGAATTAAATTTAAAAAATAATAAAAAAAAATATAATTTAGATAATTTTGTAATAGTAAAAAAAAATATTGAACCACAGATTATAATGCCTATAAAAAGAATTGCAAACATTAAAAATCCTATACTTAAAACAAAAGGATTAAAAAAAAAAACAGTAAATGAAAAAAATATTGATGATAATATAAAAGAAGTAATGAAAGAAATTATTGAATGAGTAGATTTTTAATGAAAAAAATAAATAAATAATAATTAATATATTAACATATTGTATGAAAAACAATAGTAATATGAAAAACAATAGCAATATGAAGAATATAAAAACAAAAAAAAAAGGTAAAAAAAAGGAAAAAAATAATAAAACTATTAAAAACAATAAAAACAATAAAAACTATAAAAAATTAAATTGTTCTCCTAATTTATCAAAAGATGATAAAAATAATTTTTCTTGTTATTCAAATACAAATATAATAAAATTAAAAAACTTATGGAATAAATATTATCCTGATAAAAAAATTTTGGAGAAAGATCCTTATTTAATATGGAAAAAATTAAAAGAAAATTTTTCAAATAGTTGTGATAAAGAAAGTTGTTGGTTAAGACAGAACTTTTTGAATAATGATAAATCAATATCAAATGAACTTTTTTCTTCTTTTTTACCTCCTATTCCTGAAAGTTGGAAAAAAAATTCAAAAGAATGGTTGTCAAACATAGACATAAATAATGTATTAATGAAATATGAAAAAGCATATAAATGTTTTGAATTTATAGGTCCTTCTTCAATTGATTTTAAATATAAGTATAATTCAAACAATTGTGTATGTAACAAACTATGTAATTTCAGTCTAAATGAAAAAATAAAAAACAAAAAAACAAAAATTGGAATTATATTTAATTTAGATCCTCATTATAAAAGTGGATCACATTGGGTTTCTCTTTTTATTAATATAACTAAGAAATTAATATTTTATTTTGATTCAGGAGGAGATAAAATACCAAATGAAATAATGGAGTTAGTGAATACAATAATAAAACAAGGAAATAATTTAAAACCGCCTATATATTTTACATTTGATCAAAATTATCCAAATGAACATCAATATGAAAATACTGAATGTGGGGTTTATAGTTTATATTTTATAATTAATATGTTAAAAGAAACAAAAACTGGTAATTTTTTTAAAACAAAAAAAATTAAAGATGATAAAATACATAAATATAGAAGAAAGTTTTTTAATTACGATATATAATATTTTGATATATAATATTTTGGTTTTTTATTTATAAAAATAATCACGAATATCTATTAATAGATCATTGTTTAAATCATACCAACTTGGAACATTTCTTTTTTTCCAACTTGCGAAAGATTTCTTTTTTTCACTTTGATAATATTGACGATATGATTTTATAGCATCATTTGTTTTATATTTATCAGGCATAGCAGTAACAAAACTTGTTAAACCTTTATATTCAAATTTTTCAATTGGAGGAATACAAGTTCTTAGATGTAAAGCAACTAAATAAGACTTGTGAGTTTTATTATGACTAAATCTATAATTCCATTCTTTATGTAAAGCGTCAACTAAATCTAAAGTCCAAATATAGTTTTCAAGTGATTTGCGTACCCATTTAGATACAGGATGATTTTTATGAGTTAATTTATATATTTTTTTATTATTTATTTCATCAGTAGGATCTAAAATATGTTTTGCAGTAGATAATAATTGAACTGCTTCAAGTATTATTTTAGGAATGTGTTTATCAAACATAAACTCAGCGATTTCAGTATGAGAATTTGATAAAATAAATAAATTGACCATAGTTTTTTTATTTTACTACTATATATTTTTTCAGTATTCAAATCATTTTTTTTATTAAATGTTAAAATCAGGTATAGAATATTCATTATTTGTAAAAATATATTTAGCAATAACTTTTGGATTTTCTTGATTTTTTAATATGTCTTCTGTTTTATAAACATTATTTTTACTGTCAATATAATAAATAATTCCTTTAATATCCTGTGCAAAAACTTCTATTTTTTCAGTATTTAATATTTCATCTTCTTTTTCAATTATTCCATGTGGAGTTCCTTTAATATGAGTTCCACAGTAATTACTGTTTTCTTTTTTTCTTCTTGAGCAATTATCACCATTAGCACGTTTAGCACAACATCTTTCATAAATATTTACAACATTTTTACATCTTTTTCTTTTCATAAAATCTTCTTTAGATAATTTTAAGTTTTCTTGATCATATATAAATTGAATTAAGTTATTACATTCTTGATTATTTGTTAATTCAAGTTCTATAATTTTATTTTTTATATTTTCTTTATAAGTTGTCATAAATGAATTTATTTTTTTTTCAATTCGTTTTTCCATATTTTCTATCTTTTAAATAAATAATATAGGTATATATTTAATTCATTTTTTATTATTATTATTATTATATGTTAACTTGTTATGTTTTACTTTGATAACTTGTTTCAAATAAAAAAAGACATATAACTAAAAATACATAAAAAACTAAATATACACCATAATATTGTAATGGTATTCCATAAAAATCAAATATTCTAGTAAAAATAAAAATAATTAAAGTAGTAAATCCTAATATAGTTATAACATTTTTTGTTATTTTCATAATATTTATATTATTAGACAATATTAAAATCAATAAAATTATTCATTTTATATTTTTGTAAATCTTCAAGTTTTAAACTTGTAATATGATAAGTTAAAGGATATTGATTAATATAATCTTTTACAATCCAACAAGGAATATTATTTAACATAAAATTTTTATTAGATACATAAAGTGAATCATATTTATCTTCCCAATTTTTTAAATAGTCATCGTCATTTATAACATATTTTATTTTTTTTAAAAATAAAGCAAACTTTGAAATCCCTCCTCCTAAAACTTCTTCATTATTATCTAATTTTTGTAATGAGTTTTTTACTGCTTCATTGTAAGTTGTAAAATAATAATAGTCTCCAAAATAATGATCTGTTTTTATATTTCCAAAAATATTTTGAAATTTTATTTTTTGAATAGTATTACCAGTATATACAATTATTGGTATTTCATATAATTGATTATTTTTTTTATTTTCAATTTCTAAAAAATGAATATTGTTATTAAAAAAATTATTAACATCATTATTAATATTAAAATTACATATTTTTTTACTATTTATAATTTCATCATAACTACAAAACCAAAAAGGATTACTTTTATTAACACAAAAATTATCAATATTTAAAACAGAAATATCAAAAAACAAATATAAATTATTGTTTATTAATTTATATCCTTTGTATTTATTATTTTTTTTTATTTTTTCTTCATCATTATTATTTTCGCTATTATAATCATTATCATTAATATCATATTCATAACAACTAAATGAGTTTTTATATATTTGTATAATGTCAAAAATTATACTAAGTAAATAGTTAAAACAATAACTTTCTAACATTTTTTCTTTATCTTCATAGTTATTTATTTTTAAAAAAGAAATATCATCATTCGTTTTATTTTTATTTAATAAAATTTGTATAAAAGCATTACTTTCATTACTACTAATATGATATGGAACTAAAAAAATATCTTTTATATTTTTTATATTATCAATGTTTAATTTATTTTTATTCAAATGATTTAATCCTCTATATAAAATATTATCTTTATTAAAAATTGTTTTATCAAAAATATCATTATCAATATTATTTTCTTTTAAGTTATCATTATTTCTTTTTTCAAAATAAAAATCATAATTATCTTTATTATAATAATGAAAAAATTCTCCACATTCTTCAATAAAATTGTTATTATTAGTATTATTTTCTTTATTATTTGATGTATTATTTGATGTATTATTTGATGTATTATTGTTTTCTTTTACAAAATAGTTTATATTCGATTTTAATGGGTACATTTAAAAAAATAAATTATTATATTTATTTTTTTATAACGAATATGAATAAAAAATAAAGATTATGTTATTTTTCTTTTTATAACTTCTTTTTCTTGAACTTCACGATTTTCCATTATATGTTTTACTAATTCTTCAATATTTGTGTTATTATCTTTAAAATAAGTTGTTAGAGTATTTAATAAAAGTTTTTTATTTAATGGTTTCTTTGATAAAATATTTTTATATAAAAGAGAACCCCCGTTAATATTAAAACATTCTACATTATTTTGTTTCATTATTTTAATTAAGTTATCAGTTATTTGTTTTTTATTTTTTTTCTTTTCTCTTAGTTCATTTGATATTTTTGTTACATCAGTATCAATTTTTAACCATTCTTTAATATTTTCAATTATAACTGTATTGCTTTCTTCTATTTTGTTATTATTTTCTTCCATTTTATTATTATTTTCTTCCATTTTTAAGTTATTTTAGATTTATATTATTTTTATGTCTTTTACAAAATAAATGATTACTTTCTAATACTTTATTTTTACATTGATTTCCTTTATTTATTCCTGTTTTTAATATTGCTTTACAAGTATTTTGTTGTAAATTTGGTGTTATTATTTGTTGTTTGTCTTCTTGTTTGTCTTCTTGTTTGTCTTCTTGTTTGTCTTCTTGTTGTTTTTCTTCTTCTTGTTTGTCTTCTTGTTGTTTGTCTTCTTGTTGTTTGTCTTCTTGTTGTTTTTCTTCTTGTTGTTTTTCTTCTTGTTGTTTTTCTTCTTGTTGTTTGTCTTCTTGTTGTTTTTCTTCTTGTTGTTTTTCTTCTTGTTTCTTTTCTTCTTGTTGTTTTTCTTCTTGTTTTATAATTTTTGTTTTTTTTTGTAAATGATGAGTAAAACAATATTTTTTTTTATAAAAACAACAAGTTGCTAATTTATTACAAGAAGAATTGTGACATTTTTCAATAACATTTAATTTTAAGTTATTTGTATGAATATAATATTCTTTATTTAAAGTATTAATTCCATAAATCATTATATTAAATATATTTTCTTTATAAGGAAGAATTAAATTAAATTTATCTCTACAATAAGGACAATTAAAATGTTTTAAATCATATTTATTATATAAAAAAAACTTTTGATTAAGTAATTCATTTAATATTGGTAAATAGTTAAAGTTATGTCCACAATCTAATTTAACACAGTTTTCAGTATCTAGCAAATCATTAGTTATTAAACATATCTTATCATTATCAAAAATATTATTAGTTTTTGTATTTGTATTTTTTAATTCTTCAAAAAAACTGATATTATCTTCAATAATGTATTTGTTCATATTTATATTGTTAAAATTATTATTTTTAAGTAAATTTATTTTATTAATTAAGTTTTATTAATTAAGTTTTATTAATTAAGTTTGTTTTTATTTTATTTAATATTATATTAAATAAATGGTTTCACCAAATATTTGGGGTCCTCCAATTTGGACTTTATTTCACACATTAACGTTCAAACTGAAAGAGGAAAATTTTAATGAAATAGGAAAAATGATGTATAATTATATAAAACGAATATGTTATATTTTACCGTGTAATGAATGTAGTAATCATTGTAAAATATTTTTTGAAAGAGTTAAAGAAAATGATATAAATACAAAACAAAAGTTAATAAACACTTTTTATATTTTTCATAATGAAGTAAATAAAAGAAAAAATAAACCTTTATTTAAATTTGAAGACATTAATTTATATAAAAATCATAATTTAATAAATGATTATAATAATTTTGCAAAGTTTTATAGTACAAAAGGAAATTTAAGTCAAATTAATGAAGAATTTCACCGAAAAAGACTTTTATTAGAATTTAGAAAATGGTTAATGTCAAATATTAATAGTTTTACAATATAATATTATTTATTATATATTATTGTATATTAGTAAGATATAATGAAACTACCAATAAGATATTTACCTTTAAGTTTAACTAAGAAAGATAAAATAAAATATAAAAAAGAAATTTTAAAATCAAAAAAATTATATAAAAAAAATAATTATTATACAAGAAAAAAAGTTAAATCATTTAAATCTAAAAAATCAAATCATATAACTAATGCAAAAAAGATATATAATGTAAAAAATATTTCATTACAAAATAATGAATTAATTAAAAAAACAGGCTGTAGTAAAAATGCTCTTGAAAAAATAGTTAACAAAGGACGTGCTGCTTATTTTTCGTCTGGTTCAAGACCAAATCAAACAGCGGAAAGTTGGGGTTTAGCACGTCTTGCTTCTTCTATAACTGGTTCTAAAGCTTCTGTTGTTGATAATTATATTTTAGAAAAGGGTTGTAAAAAAAATAGTAAAGCATTAAAACTATCAAAAAAAGCAATAATAAAATATGGAAAAACTCTTAGAAAAACTCCAAAAATATAACTATAATTTTTTCATTAGTTCGTAAAATATTTTTTATATAATATATATATTAATGGTTGAATATATATATTATGATGGTGTTGGAGCAAAAAAAAGTGGTAAACATACTGTAAAAGAATTTTTAGATATAATGAAAAAAAATGAAGTAATGTGTTCATTATATTTACCAGAACTACATTATAAACCTTGTGAGGAATATAATAATTTAAATGGAGTATTTGTTACAAAAAATAATAACTTAGTATTAAATAGTAAATCATTTTTAAATAATAAAAATAGTAAAAAATATAAAAAATTTAAAAAAGTTGAAAAAAAATGTTTAAAGTATAAAAAAACAGCAAAAAAAAGAAAGTGTAATTTAGAAGAATATATTAAATATAGTGGAGCTAAAAAAGAAAATACAGATAACAATAAATATATATGAAATAAGAAATATATGAAATAAGAAATATATGAAATAAGAAATATATGAACTAAGAAATATTTGAACCAATAATTTCTCCATTTTTATAAACAGAACATTTAAACTTTTGTTGGGTTGGTCTTGAACAAGATACTTTATTACTTGAAGTATCAGTTGTAAATAAAAGATTTTGTCCTCCAAAATAATATAAAATACAAGATGTAGAAATACCAAAAGCAGTTCCAGCTATAAAATCACCAATAAGAAAGTTTTTTAAAGAATCAAATTTATCAAAACATACAAGCATAATTTTTACAATTAAATCAAAAATAATATAAAATATAAAAAAGGAAGTAATACTTATATTTATATTTTGACTTACAAACATAGGAAAACATAAATAAAAAAATGTAAATGTTAAAATATATGTGCTAAGAGTTATATTTTTATTTTTAAAAATTGGATAATCATTACAAACAGCAATTGTTGAAACATTAGTTTGTAACAAAAATATAACACGAACAATAATAATAACAATAATTATAAATAAATAAAATAGTCCTTTTGCTATTATTCCTGAATACAAGGAAAATATAAAAATACTTGTTGGTATTATTATTGGAGAACAAAATGAAAAAAATTTAATTAATGATTGAAATGTTGAAATATTGTTATCCATTTTATATATTATATTTATTTTAATATTTATATTAACTTAATTATTTTTTGTTTCTCCTTTTTTTTTTACCGCCAAGACGAAGAACATCCATATCAAAACTTTCTTTATTTTCTTTTTTGTTTAATGATGAAAAAATAGAAATAAAAAAATCAATAATTGACATAAAAAAGTTACTTAACATTTTCAAAAAATCCATTATATATTATATAAAATATAATATAATATTATTTTGAAGATTTTTACACCTTTTCTCATTTAAAACGCCCATTTTATGCATCTTTAAATTCATAAACTGCTTTCATCATTTCAACTAATTCCTTTATTGTATTTTTTAGTTCTTTAATGTCATTTTTCATTTCGTCAATTTCACTTTCTATTGAAAATGGCGTTTTAATTTCTGTTACGGATTTACATTTTTTAGGATTGTTTTGTCGTTTTTTTATTGTTTCTATTATTTGGTCTTCATCTAATTTTGTTTTCAATATTATGTCTTCCATAGAATTATTATTGCTATACAATTTGTATGCGATTTCTCTACGTCTTGAATTTATACCACCAATAGTTCTTTTATGACATTGTGCTATTAGTTGTATATCAATATTCTTACTTAACTCTTCTAATAATAATGTTTCTTCTTCATCACTCCATTTTTGCCCTGAGTTAGATGGATAATCTTTATCTGGATTTTGAGATTTTAACATTTTCAATATAGGACTTTCCATTTTGTATGATAATTGAAAATAATTTTAAACTATTTTCAATTTTATTAATAATATGTGTTTTAAATGAGAAAAGGTGTAAAGAACTACTTGTTTTTGCATTTTCAAATCCACTTATAGTAACTTTTTTGAGGTAATGTTTTCTTTTATAAAAAGAAAACATTTTAAAATTGATATAAAAAACTCATATAAAAACACATATAATAAAGTTAAAATATTTTTCATTATGTTATACTTTAAAATTATTTTTTTTTATAAATAATTGTTTATACTTAAACAATTATATAATATTTTATAAAATGGGAATACCTTATTTTTTTTCTTATATAATAAAAAATCATAAAAATATAATTAAAAATATTTGTTTTTTAAATGATAAACAAATAGATAATTTTTTTTTAGATTCAAACTCAATTATATATGATGTGGTACATAATATAACTGAATATAAAGGATGTAATATTGAAGATTATATTATTAGTAAAGTTATTGAAAAAATACAATTTTATATTGATTTGATAAAACCAAAAAATATAATTTATATTGCTTTTGATGGAATACCACCATTGTCTAAAATGGAACAACAAAGAAGTCGTAGATATAAAAGTTGGTATTCAAATTGTATAAAAAAAATAATAAAAGAAAAATATAATGAAAACAAAGAATACAATATATTTTTTGATACAATAAATATAACTTGTGGAACATTATTTATGAACAATTTAACTTTTAAAATAAAAAGTTATTTTATAAAAAATAATAGTAAAGTTATTTTTTCAGGGAGTGATGAATATGGTGAAGGTGAAAGTAAAATATTTGAATATATACGTAAAAATTTTGAAACAACAATATTATTGAATAGTTCAAATATTATTTTTGGTCTTGACTCAGATATTATTATATTATCTTTAAATAACATAAAATTAAAAAACTTTGTAAAAAATACAAATAATATAAATATTTGTTTATTAAGAGAAACAACACATTTTAAAGAAGTTATAAATGATATAAATAAAAATTCTGATTTTTGTTTATTAGATATAAATGAATTATCAAAAAGTATAATAAAAGAACTAGAATTAATAAAGAAAGAAAATGATTTTGTTTTAGAAGAAGATATTGAAGAATATAATTTAAACAGAATAAAAGATTATATATTTTTATCTTTTTTATTAGGAAATGATTTTATACAAGGACATATATCATTAAATATAAGAACAGGTGGGTTTGATAAAATATTGAATGCTTATAAAGAAATAATAATAAATAATAATAAATATTTAATAAAAAAAAATAAAATAATTTGGAAAAATATATATGACTTATTCAATTTTTTACAAAAATATGAAGAAAAATACATAATTAATGAATTAAATCTAAGAAAAAAAAGATATAATAATCAAAAGTTATATAATAACGAAACATCTGAAAAAATGTATGAAATTTTTGAAAACATACCTAATTATGAAAGAGATATTGAAAATTATATTAATCCTTTAAAAGAAGGTTGGGAATATAGATATTATAAGTGTTTGTTTGATATTGAAATAACAAATGAAAGAAGAAAACAAATATGTATAAATTATTTAGAAGGTCTTGAATGGATTTTTAAATATTATACTTGTGAATGTCCAGACTATTTATGGAAATATAAATATAACTATTCTCCACTTTTACAAGATATTATTAAGTTTATACCTATTTTAAATGAGACGGATTTTATAAAAAAAAATAATAATAAAGTAGTATCATCAATAACTCAATTAATATATGTTTTACCTAAGAAAAATATGGAAAATATGTATCCTGAAATATATGAAAAAATAATAAAAACATATCCTGATTTTTATGATGATAATATTGAGTTTTTATGGGCTTTTAAAAAATATTTTTGGGAATGTTCTCCTAAACTTCCAGAAATAGATATAGAAGTATTAGAAAAATATGTTGTTTATCAAAAATTCAAATAAATAAACTAATATATCTTGTTAATGTTTATTTAACGTTTATATTTTTATTGTATTTTATTGTATTTTATTGTATTTTTAGTATTTTATTGTATTTTTAGTATTTTTAGTATTTTTAGTATTTTTAGTATTAATTAAAATAAGTAATAAATATAAAATTAAATTAAATATAATAAGTATATGGCATCAAAAGATATAATAACAAGTATTGAAAATAGAAATGATTTTTTTAATTTATTAGAAGTTAATCCAGGTTTAATTGTTATAAAGTTTGGTGCTACTTGGTGTAAACCTTGTAAAGTAATTAAACCAATTGTTGATTCGTTTTTTCTTAGTTCTCCTGATAATGTTGTATGTTGTGATATTGATATAGATGAATCGTTTGATTTATATTCTTTACTAAAATTCAAAAGAATAACTAATGGAGTTCCAACAATTTTAGCATATGTAAAAGGAAATAAAACAATTGCACCTAATTTTCAGGTTACAGGAATAGAACCATCAAGTTTGGATAATTTTTTTAAAGAATGTGGAAAATATCAAGCATTATTAGTTAAAAATAATATATAAAAAAGAAAAAATATAATAATGGATAAAAAAAAAGAAATAATAGTTGATTTAGATATAAATAATTATGAACTGAATGATTTATTAGAACTTTTTAATTTAAAAACAATTTATGATTTAGAAGATTTAAAAACAGCTAAAAAAATCGTATTAAAAATGCATCCTGATAAATCTAAATTGCTTCCAGAATATTTTTTATTTTATTGTAAAGCATATAAAAGATTATGTTCTTTGTATTTAATAAAAAATAAAAACTTACAAAAAATAGAAGAAACAGAATATACAAAAGATATTGATGAAAGTATCAAAAATGTTTTAGACAAAAATATATTTTTACAAGAAAATAAAAACTTTAATAAAGCATTTAATGAAATGTTTGAAAAAAATAATATTAAAGAAAAACAAGGATATGGTGAATGGTTAAAAGATACTTATGAAGATGATAATAAAATAGAATTTGATAATAATATATCTTGGGATGATAAAATAAACATAAAAAAAAAAGAAATGAAAACATTAGTTAAATATAATGGAGTTGATAATTTATTTTTTAATACTTCAGCATCATTTATAGATGATGAAGTTATAAATAATAACTCTGATTTATTTAGTTCTTTAACTTATCAAGATTTAAAACAGGCACATACAGAAACATTAATACCTGTTACAGATGAAGATTATGACAATGTTTTAAAGTTTAATACATTAAATGAATATAAAATATATAGAGATAAAGACCAAACAAATTGGGTTGGTAGATTTTATGGTAAAAATAATAAAAATAATAAAGATTTTTTAAATAAAATAGAAGATGAAGAAAATCAAATAATATATGGGTTAGCAAGACAAATGGAAATAGAAAAAAGACAATATAAAGGAAATAAGTAATATAAAATAAATAATATTAATAAAAAAAATATAACATCTTAATATAAGATATGATTAAATTTATCAACTCAATTGTATTATTTATAATAATAATAATGTGTTTTTATTTATATAAAAAATATGAAGATAAAATGTTAATAAAAGAAAATGATGAATATTATTTAATTAGAAAACATTTTTTAATTGAAGAAGATAGTATTACATTATCTAAGAAACCAATGATGTTTATTCATATAGATTATGAATATAATTCAAGAAATTGGATTTCTTTTGGAAGTCGTAGTAGTTGTGAGTTAAATATTCCATTTTTATATTTTACATTAAAAAGTATAATATTACATTGTGATAAATCTTTTAATATATGTATTATTGATGATTCTTCATTTAAAAAATTAATCCCTTCTTGGGATATAAATATAGAAATTTTACCTATTCCAATAAAACATTATGTAAGACAATTAGGAATTGCTAAATTATTAGACAAATATGGTGGAATGAATGTTCCGTTATCTTTTTTATGTTTTAGAGATTTAATTGATATGTATGATAATAATATTAATAGTATAAGTAACATTTTTGTATGTCAAACAAATGATAATAATATTACAAATACATATCATAAATTTTATCCAAGTATTGATTTTATGGGTTGTAGCAAAAATAATACTTATATGAAAGAATTAATACATTTTATGGAATTGAATATTTCACAAGATTTTACAGATCAAACAAAATTTTTAGGTAATTTTGATAGATGGTTAAATGATAAAATTGAAAAAAATGTAATAAAGTTAGTTGATGGTTTATATATTGGTGTTAAAAATAGTAATGGAACACCAATTTTATTAGACGATTTAATGAGCGATCAGTATTTAGATTTGAATGATGAAACTTATGGTATTTTAGTCCCAGTTAAACAAATATTAGTAAGAAGAAAATATGAATATTATTGTCGTCTTAGTAAAATACAAATATTAGAAGCAAATTGTATATTATCTAAACATATTTTATTAGCAAATGTACCCGAAAATGAAGGTTTTGATACTATAATTAATAATGATGTTTCAGGAAATGAAAAATCATCACGGGGAATAACAGGATGGTGGTTGACTGAATTAAAACCTCCTTTATGGGGTTCAAAACCTCTTATGGTAGCTCCAAAAGATAATGTAATTCAATTATCAAGTCCTCCAAAATAAAAATCATAAAATAATTGGATTATTTCTATTGTTTTATCCGTTTTATTATTTAACCAATATTCTATTGTTTGTTTTAAAATTTCTAATCTTTTATTCCATTCATTTATTTTTTGTTTTTTTACAACACAAATTCCTGAATTATTTAAACACCAACAACTTTTTATTAATTTATTATTTTTATCTTTATAATTATCTGGATTAAAACGAATAAATATTATTGGTCTGTGTCCTATGTCTTGTGATAATTCCATTACACGTTTGTTTTCACAACTACAATCATAACTATTATGTTGATTTTCATCTATTTCTATTATTAAAACTTGAAAACCTAAATCTATTAAAATATCAGGTCGTTTCTTAGAACAACCATCTTTTATTTTTTTATCAGCAATAATAGTTTTATCTAATCCAAAGTTATTTTTTACAAACTCTAAAACAGATTGTTCTTTTGTTTTATAATTTCTTGATACAGTTTGGTTAGGAAAAACAAACATATAACATCTTAAACAATATCCTTCATATTTATCTTCAACTCTTAAAAAACATAAATGAGTTTTACAAGTTTTATTTTTAACATCAATCATATTTTCTTTTTTATGTTGAAAACAATAAATACCTTGTTTTTCATTTTCATAATTAAAAATTGGTTGTTTTTTACAATTTTCAAAATTACAAGTTTTAGATATAACATTTATCATATTTTCTTTTTTATGTTCTGAACAATAAATACCTTGTTTTTCATTTTCATAATTAAATATTGGAAGTATTTTACAATTTTCAAAAATACAAGTTTTATTTTTAACATCAATCATATTTTCTTTTTTATGTTGAAAACAATAAATACCTTGTTTTTCATTTTCATAATTAAAACTTGGTTGTTTTTTACAATTTTCAAAAATACATTTTTTAGATTTAACATTTATCATATTTTCTTTTTTATGTTGAAAACAATAAACCGCTTGTTTTTCATTTTCATAATTAAAATTTGGTTGTTTTTTACAATTTTCAAAATTACATTTTTTAGATTTAACATCAATCATATTTTCTTTTTTATGTTCAGAACAATAAACCGCTTGTTTTTCATTTTCATAATTAAAATTTGGTTGTTTTTTACAATTTTCAAAAATACAAGTTTTATGTTTAACATCAATCATATTTTCTTTTTTATGTTCTGAACAATAAACCGCTTGTTTTTCATTTTCATAATTAAAAATTGGTATCGTTTTACAATTTTCAAAAATACAAGTTTTATTTCTAACATTTATCATATTTTCTTTTTTATGTTGAAAACAATAAACCGCTTGTTTTTCATTTTCATAATTATAAATTGGTTGTTTTTTACAATTTTCAAAATTACAAGTTTTAACCATATTTGATATTATATATAATATTTTAAATGATTTTTAAATCATTTTTTTTAATTCTTGAATAACATCATTAGTGAATAAAACTAATTCAATAATATTTTCATTAATATTATAAAAGATAGATATATATTTACAAATATATTCAATAAAAATATATTTTTCATTATCATTTAAAATAACAGATACTTTTACATAAGTAAAAAGAGAATCAAGAATATCAATTGTACTATATCCTTTATCATAAATATTATAAACCATTTCAATTGCTTTTTTAAGGTCATAATTTTTTATAAAAGTGATATATTCTTCTAATGTAAAAAAACTAATATGACTACAAATATTTTTTGCAATTTCTAATGTTATTTTTTTATTTAAAAGTTTAAATTTTTCAATATAATTAATCAAAACTTTAGAATTATTATTTGATATACTAAGTATAAAATTTTCAACTTCTTCATTTTCAATATCAATATTTTCACTATTTATAATTTTTAAATAAATATTTTTAATAGTATTTTTACTTAATGGTTCTATATTAATTATATGAAGTCTTGTTTTTAAACTTTCAATAACTTTTTGTATGTTATTACAAGAACAAATAAAATTAACATTATTTTTATATTTATCAATACAATTACGAATAACTTGTTGAATTTGTTCATTTATAGTATCTAAGTCATCTAATACAATTGTTTTTTTTTTATTTTTGATATTGCTACATGTTTGACAAAAAGTTTTAAAATCAGTTCTATAGTAAGTAATTCCATATTCTTTGATATTATTTATTTTAAGAATATTACTTTCATAGTTATCATAATTTTTATAGTATTCTCTTAAAACAGCATTTAAAAGAGTTGTTTTCCCAGAACCTGAATTAGCTAAGAATAGTAATAATAAATTATTAGATTGAATTAGTAAGTTTAAAAAATTGATAGTTGAAGTATCAATTTCAAAATCTTTAAAAAATAGAGGTTGATATTTGTCAATTAATAAAGTATAATTCATAATTAATATTATTCGTAATATAATATTTAAGTATATCTTATAATAAAATAATAATGGAAGATTATTATAAAATATTAGGTGTAAACAAAAATTCATCAAAAGAAGAAATTAAACAAGCATATAGAAAGTTGCAATTAAATAATCACCCAGATAAAAATAATAATAGTTTGAGTTCAATTGAAACAACACAAAAAATAAATGAAGCATATTCTGTTTTGAGTGATGAAACAAAAAAAAAAGAATATGATTTTTCTTTTTCAAATAAACATGGTAATTTTCAAGAACACGAAGATATTTTTAAAGATTTTTTTGGAAGAAAAGGATTTAATGATCCTTTTTTAAATGGATCATTAGCAAATATTTTTAATATGATGAATAATGATTCTCATAATATACATTTTTTTCATAATAACATTCCAATAAATATAAATAAACCTGTACCTATAATAAAAAAAATAACTATTAATATAGTTCAAGTTTTAGAAGGTTGTGTTATTCCTGTTGAAATAGAAAGATGGATAATACAAAATGATACAAAAATATTTGAAAAAGAAGTATTATATATAAACATACCCAAAAGTATAGATCAAGGTGAGATGATAATTTTAAAAGATAAAGGAAATAGTATTAATGAAATTATTAAAGGAGATATAAAAATAATGATAGATATTGTTAATGATACTAAATTTATTCGTGATGGTTTAAATTTTATCTATAATAAAACATTAACATTAAAAGAAAGTTTATGTGGTTTTTCTTTTGAACTAGAATATATTAATAAAACAATATATACGGTAAATAATCATAGTGGAAATATTATATCTCCAAATTATACAAAAGTTATTCCAAACTTAGGTTTAGAAAGAGATAATTATAAAGGTAATTTAATAATAATATTTAATATTGAGTTTCCATCTAATTTAAATGAAGAACAAATAAAATTATTAAATGATATTTTGTAATTAAAATTCAGGAACATGAATTTTAAATAAAGCAGATTGTGGTACTAAAGATTTTATTTGATTTGTTATAACTTGTGGATTTTGAAAATCACAACTTTTCATCCATATTTTTATAACACAAAAATGTTTTTTAGGGGATATTGATATTCCATTTACACTTAATACAAACTTTTCATTATCACTAATTGAATTTCCTGTTAAAACATATACTAATTCTTTCCAAGTTTGATATACAAATTTATTTGATACTCTATAACTAAAACAACCTCCTTCTCTATTCATTTTATCTTCCCACATTGGAAAAATATTTTCTTTCATAATAAAAAGACAAGAATTATTTACTATTATTTCTGGTATAATATTTATTATTGTTATTACATCTTCTACATATTTAAAGTTGTAAATTTTTTTATAACTTTTTTCACTCCAGTCAGTATCGTGTGGTAAATGACACCATAAAATCCATTTATTTTCTAATGAATTATATGTGTCTTTTATATTTTTTTCAATATTATTATTATTACATTCTATTTTATTACTATTGTTCATTAAATATATTAAAATATATTATTTAAATTATTTTAATATCAATTATAAAATAATATATTCATTTTTATTAAATATTATTTTTTGTTTTTCATTAACTTTTATAAAATTAACATTGTTATCTAAAATTTGTAATTCGTATTCTTCAAAGTCATCATCGTCTTCATATTCTTTATATTCATCTTCTTCATCTTCTTCAACGTCTTCATCTTCTTCATCTTCTTCATCTTCTTCATCTTCTTCATCTTCGTCCATGTAATTACTCTGATTCTCATCATCATCTGCGTCATAATCTTTATTCTTATAATCACCTCCATCCTCATTATTATTTATATAACTATCATAATCTTTCTTGTTATCATAATCATTATTATATTCTTCTTCTTCTTTTTCTTCTTTTTCTTCTATTTTATTGATATTGATATTTTCCTTTTCTTTATCAAAAATTGTAACATCTTCATAATCTTCACAATCTTTAAAATTTTCATAATCTTCATAATCTTCACAATGTTCACAATGTTCATTATTTGTATTATTATTATTTTCTAAGTTTAAATTTAAATCAGTAAGATAGTTATTATATAAATCTTCATAATTATATTCTTTTGAATCATAAAGTGTAGAATCTTGAGAAAGATAATTATTTGACTTATTATTTACAATATTTTCAATAATATTTTCAATAATATTTAAACTAAAGTTAAAAATTGATTCTTTATTTTTATTTTTTTTAGTTTTATTATTTTTTTTAGTTTGTTTTATAAAATTTTTTTTATAGTATTTGATAAAATGTTTATCAATAACATTGTTAATATAATAAAAGTCATAGTTATTTGTTTTAAAATTTATATTATATTTATTATTTTTAATAATTAATTCAATATTTAAAAACTCATAATTAACTTTTTCTGTATTTATATTTTTGGTTTCATTGAAATCATTAAAAATTAAATTAAAACATATATCATTAAAATAATTAAATAATACAATGTCATATTGAATATTAATAATTTTATTTTCTATTTCTTTATATTTACTTGAATAAAAAATATCAACGTCTGAAATATTTTCAATTTTTATAATATCTCCTGACTTAATAAATAAAATTGATATTTTATTGTTGTTAAATAAATTAATAAAATAATTTATGTTATTACATTTTTTTTGAATATATGATAATGAATAAATTAATTTTTCTGTTAAAATATATAAATAAGGTAGTGAAATATTATAAATAATATTTTTAAAATAATAAGTAGTTAGTCCTCCAATTATTAAAGAAGTAAAAGAAAAAAATAAAAACATAACTAAATATATTAATTATATATATTGTATTTAAATATAAAAAATAATATATAAAATAATTAATGGAAACAGAAAAATTTGAAACAGAAAAATTTCAAGTAGAAAATTTGGAAGTAGATATTATTTATTACGAAGGAAGTAAACAATTTGAGTTTTTATTAGAATATGTTAGTTTGAAAGAAATAAAAATTTTAACAAAAAGATTGGATACTATAAATGAAAATGAAGGTTGGGAAGAAAATATTAAAGTATTGATAAGAGATTTTGAAAATTCAAACTTTTCATTTATACATAATGTTGGTGATAGTAAGAATTCTTCTACAAAAATATCAACAATATTTTTTCCAGAAAATATTGATTATTTAATAAAATGTTCTTCAACTTCATTAAAATGGAATAAAAGTTATGAAACATTAAAAAATATTGATTATTATTATATAAATAATTATAATTATATTGATAATGTAAAAGATTTCAATCGTTTATTTAATACTGATATTATTAGTTTACCGCATTATATTTTTGCTGTAGGTATAAAAGATAAAATTGTATATAAACATCATCATTTTGGTGGGTTTAATTTAGTTTATGAAATAGGTTTAACAATAGAACATATAGTAAATGTTTATTTAAAAAACTTTAATGATGAAAAAACTCCATTTTATTTTTTAATATCTACACGTGATGGATATATGGAAAATATGTATAGTTATGTAAAAAATTGTCCTCATATTTTTAAAAATGAAAATGATTATTTTATAAATGAAAAAGAAATAAAATTTGAAGATAATAAATATCCTTTGTTACACAAAAACAAATATGTATTGGGTCAAAATGTTCAAATAAATAATGAATATATAATAGCAGTTCCTGATAGATATTATTTTTGTTTAAATAACTATAATAAGTATAGGTCAATATATTTAAATATTCGTTTTTGTGATAAAAAACCTAAACTTGTATATGCTGGAAAAAATTATGGTTCAAAATATAATTTTTTTTTAAGAAAAGATATTCAAATAAATCAGCGTGAATACTTTAAAAGTATAAAAGATAAAATAATAGTTAATGATAATTTATATGTTCCAGAACATTTTATTAGTATAAGGGAAATGATTGAATATAAATATATTTTGGATATAGATGGTAATGCGGGTACTTGGGATGCAACTGCTTGGAAATTAAACTCTAATTCTGTTATTTTTAAAACAAAATCAGTATGGAAACAGTGGTTTTTTGAAGAATATAAAGAATGGGTACATTATATACCAGTTAATGAAGATTTTACAGATATTCAAGAAAAAATAAATTGGTGTGAAAATAATCAAGAAAAATGTATTGAAATAACAAAAAATTGTAGAAAGTTATTTAAAAAAATATATTTGTATTCAAATGTTGAAAAAACAACAAAAACAACAATAGAAGTTATTTTAAATGAAATAAAAAAAGAAAACAAAAATGTTTATTATTTAAATGATTAAAAAATTACCAAAAACTATATCCAGAAACATATTCTGTATTACCAAAAAAACTTGAAGGAAATAAAAAATTAATATTTGGTGTATTTGTTGTTATGTTATTTGAAGTAGATGTATTCGTTGTAACAGGTGTGTTTGTTTGAATATTTAGTTTTTTTGAAATTACATCAAATCCAAATAAATATATAAGTAAAAATGTTAAAAAAATAATATAAATGTATGGAATTAAAACAATAACCCATGCAACACTTGTTAATTCTCTTTGACAAAGAAAGTTAATTAATAATGTTATTATAATCATTATAATAAATTTTAAAAAAGCATATTGATAAAATCCTTTTAAAGTATCAATAATTATTTGTGTAGAAACAATAACTGAATAAACAATTGCTGGAGTACATATTTTAATCATTAATCTATATATATATATATAAATTGTAAATAAATATATAAAAATATAAAAAATTATATATTTATACTATTGTAATGGAATATGAAAAAAATATAGAAATAATTTTAAGACAAACAAACTTAAATAGTGATGAAATAAGAGAGTTACTAATACAAAACAATAATAATGTAATGGATGTTTTAAAAATCCATTATGGAATAAATGATAAAAAAGAAAATAAAAAAAATGAAATTAATTCAAAATCATTAAATCAAGAAATATATAAACAAATAAGAAATAAGTTATATTTACAAGTTGATAATGTTAAAAAAGTATAAAATTATTCATTTATGCTAATACCAAAATTTTCATTTATTAATGTATTCTTTTTTTTTGATATTTTTTTTTTAACTTGATATGAAGAAGATACATTACAAGGTATAAACTTTTTATTTAAAATATATTCATCGTTATCTTCAATAAGTTCAGGCATTATTTTTGTTAAAGGTTTGTCAACAACTAAGAAAAGACGTTCATTTTGTAATAATGATCTATATTCTTGAATTGTTAAGTTACCATAAAATTTATTTAAAGTATAAAAAGGATTTGGTGCTGGTTTAATATTTTTTTTATAGTCATAAATTTTACTATATATATGATTCATTAAATAATATCTTTCAAATTTACATGCGTTATCAATATTTTCATTCATTAAAAAAGCACAACCACATTCAGGACTACAAAAACAACCATAAACATTATAGCTGTTATTTATATATGATTTAGGAATATAAATAGCAGGATTATCAAAATCATATGTACACCAAAAACAATTAGACTTTTTATCTAAATTATTATTTAAATGTAACTCCATCTCCAATTGTTTTAATTTTTTATGTATTTCTTTATGTAAATCACTTTTTTTTTTATTATTATCTTTATCATTATCTATTTCATAATCATAATATTCGTCATTATTTTTTGGTTTATTTACTATGTTATAATAGTTATTATTATTGTTATTGTTGTTGTTGTTGTTGTTGTTGTTGTCATTTATTACTTCATAAGATGTTTTATCTTTTAAAAAATTATAATAAGAAGGTATGTTAGTGTTGTCTATATTATTTAAATCACTTATAAAACATTTTAAATGTAAAATTATATTTGGTTTTGTAAAATTATCATTTGTATTCATATTATTCAAATTATTATTTATATTAGTGTTATTAGAATTATTAGAATTATTAGAAATATTAAAAACTGAAGGATCGTTTAACTGATTGTTGTTAACAATATCAGTTAAATTTTCTTCATTGTTAATAATTTTATTACCTTTAGGTTTTCTTCCTCTTTTTTTGTAAATTTTTTCTTCTGTTAAGTTTTGTTTATTTTCATTTGAAATTTCATTATTATTACTTTCACAGTTAATGTTTTCAATGTTAATGTTTTCAACGTTAATGTTTTCAACGTTAACTAAATTAGTATTTATTGAAATATGTTTTTTTCCTTTTGGACCTCTTTTTTTTTTGATTTCCATTAATAGAATAAATAAAAAAAATAGTTTAAATAGTTTTAATATATATTTTTTATTTATTTTATATTTTTAATATTTTTAATATTTATTTTAATAACGCAACTATATTATAAATCATAACAATTTCTACAAACAGGTATATAATTATCAACACCAATAACAACTTGTTCGGTTTGGTTGGTTATTCTTTTTGAAAATATAGCTTTGTTACCATTTTTACATATTCCACATAAAGAATGTATTTTCGTTACATTATTAGCGTGTGGGATTAAATCTATAATTTGTCCTATTTTTGATTTTTTATAATCACCATCAAGACCAGAAATATAAATAATTTTATTATTATTTAACATTTTTAAAACATAGGTATATAAGTCTTGGAAAAATTGTGCTTCATTTATTAAAATGACCTGAAAATCTTGAAAAGAATTATTATCATTATATGCTTGTTCAATTGTATCTACCATAATACAGGGTATTTTTAAATTATCATGACTAACAACTTCATTGTTACTATATCTTATATCATAAATATGATTTATAACACATACTTTAATATTACAATAATTATATTGTTTATAAATTTCAATAAGTTTTGTTGTTTTTCCACTTTTCATTGGTCCAAAAATTATTTCCAAAAATCCAGTTGTTAAATTGTTGTTATTGTTCATTATAAGTATATGATAAATGTGTGAATAATATAATTATAAATCATTTTTATTTTTATTGTATAATTATAATAAAAATATAAATGAATATGAATATAATAAAATATCAATGAGTATAAATAAATTTATACCTTTTGTTGAAAAATATAGACCAACAAATTTTGATGATGTAGTTTTGGATGATATAAATAAAATTATTTTGAATAACATAATAGAAACATCTTATTTTCCAAATTTAATTTTTTATGGATTTCCAGGTTGTGGAAAAACAACAGCAATAATTAATTTAATTAAAGCATATCAAATTAAACATTTACAAGAACATAAAGAACTTATTATACATTTAAATGCTAGTGATGATAGAGGTGTTGATATAATAAGAACACAAATATTAAATTTTGTATCATCAAATAGTTTATTTTTGAATGGAATGAAATTTGTGATTTTAGATGAATGTGATTATATGACAAAAAATGCTCAACAAGCATTAAAACATTTATTACAAAATTACTATAAAAATGTAAGATTTTGTTTAATATGTAATTACATATCAAAAATAGATGAAAGTTTAAAAAATGAGTTTTTATGTCTTCGTTTCAATCAGTTAAATAAAAATGATATTATAACATTTTTAAATAAAATAAATGTGAGTGAAAATTTAAATATGAAAATAGAAACATTATGTTTAATACAAAAAAAGTTTGTTTATGATATAAGAAGTATGATTAATTTTATTCAGTCAAAAATAAATGAAACAATAAATATTGATGAAGTTTTTATAAATGAAAAAATATTTGAAGAATTATATAAAAAAATAATAGAGTTATCAAAAATAACAAATGATAATAACAATAAAAAAATAAATAAGGGTTTACTTGAAATAAATATGTATATAGAAAAAATAAGTTTAAATTTAAATATTAATAAAAAGTCAGTATTAAATGAGTTTATAAATTATTTATTAACAAGTTACTATCAAAATAGTTCTGAAAATAATTGTGAAAGTAATTGTGAAAGTAATTGTGAAATAGATATAATTGATAGTGATTTTTTAAATATTGTTAATAATACAATTCATATAAATGAATGTAAATATGTTTATAATATTAATTATTTTATATTAAGTTTTGTAGAATTTTTAAAAATGATAAATAAAAAATAGAATAATATTGTAAAAGTCATTATAAATAAAAATGATTTAAATATATATAAATGTAATTAAATGTAATAAAGAAAAATGGAAATAGATAATAAATGGGATGAGTTTTTATATAATATAACAAATAATGATGATAATAATAATAATGCTATATCTGTTTATTCAGAAAGTGATGAAGAAGAAGAAGATGCTTTGCTTTATGGATTAAAAGAAAATGAGGAAGAAGAAAGAGAAAAAAATGAAGAAGATAAAATAAATGATTTAAATAGTTTATTTAGTTCTTCTATTTTAGAAGAGGATATAAAAAATGATAAAACGAGTGATTTATATATATCAACAAAATCAAAAATTGCTTATTTAAATAATGAAATAGACTTGAAAGAGTTATTTTGGAATATTAATATTATACAATATAATGAAGCAAAAAATGGTATAATTAAAAAACAAATTAAATATAGTTGTAAAACAGAAGAAGAATTATTAGATTTACAAGTTAGGTTAAAAAATATTGAATATTATGAAGAAAAAATACTTAAAAATATAAAAAATCCAACAGGAAGAGTTAAATTTAAAGATATACGTAAGGTTTCAGTAGGTTTATCAACAAAAGATATATTAAGTTTTCGTAGTAAAGAAAAAGGAGCATTTTATAATTGTTTAGTTTTAATAATACGATATAAAGTAAAAGATAATTTTAAAGAATTTCATACAAAGTTTTTCAATACAGGTAAAATAGAAATACCAGGAATACAAGATGATAATGTTTATGATGAAATATTAGATTTTATTTTATTATTATTAAGACCTTTAATAAATGATAATTTAGATTATACTAAGAAAAATGAAATAGTATTAATAAACTCAGATTTCACTTGTGGGTTTTTTATAAATCAAGAAGCTTTATACCATATATTGAAATATAAATATAATATACAATGTATTTATGATCCATGTTCTTATCCTGGTCTTCAGTGTAAGTTTTATTACAATTATATTTCAGAAGATATGTCAGGACATCAAACAAATAATATGACAATTAAAGAAAATAAAAAATCGGAAAATGATGTAATTATATCATTTATGATTTTTAGGACTGGAAGTGTTTTAATTTCAGGAAAATGTCAAGAACCAGTTATAAGAAAAGTATATACTTTTATTAAAAATATGTTAATAAAAGAATTACCAAAAATATTTATAAAAGAAAATACAAATAATACTAAAAATAAAAATAAAAATAAAAAAATAAGAAAAAAAATTATTTTTGTTAAAAAAACTTAACTTTTATTTAAAACTAATTATATATTTAATCAAATATAAGTATTTAAAGATTTTATAAATAGAAATATATATTATGGCTTCTTTAGAAAATAAAAGTTTAACACCTTATACGTCAAGTAAAACAAATAACTCTCCAACTTCTACCCAATCTAACTATAAATTACCTGATGATACTACTTTACAACATGCTTGTCGTCTTGCTATTGTTGAAGATAAAGCTATTATGTTAGATTATTGGACTTGTAGTTTAGAAAAAAAATGTTTAATTGGTATTAAGGATACTGGTGAAAAATTATTAGTTAAATCAGCAGATGAATACACTTCACCAATACAAAAATTTTATAAAAGTAATAATAACTTTATTATAATTACTGAAAATAGTATTTATATTGTTGAAAGTGAAATACCAACAAGAAAAATATCATAAATTATTTTTTAATATTTTTATTAATTAAATAAAAATAAAAATATTATATATGGCTGGAAGACCAAAAAGAATTAGATGTATTCAATCTTATATAAACTCTATTGATAATCATACTTTTAGTGGTCCTATGAAAGCAGGAACTCCATCTTCAATAGGAAATACAAGAAATTTTTGGTATAATTATCAAACACAATGTAATCAAAACCCAAACTTAGTTAAAAAATCATATCAAAACTTTGTATTTTTGAATATAACTTCATCAAAAACTCCAGTTTCAGAGGGATTTACTCCTTCTACAAATACAAATTACACAAATCAATATCAAGTAAATTGAACAATTTAAATTAAATTATATTTTTATATTAACTTTATATTAACTTTATATTAACTTTATATTAACTTTATAATAAATATATTATGATAAATAACTGTATGCTTCTAAAAAATCTAAAGTTTCAACAACTTCAATAACATTTTTTAAATAAAATGATCCATAAATTAAACTTTTAAAATCAACTAAAAAATAATTTTGTTCTAAATAATTTTTATATCTTAAATATTCTTTATTTTTTTTATTCATATATTTATTTTTATTAACAATTCCATTTGAAATTATATTTAAAATATCACTTTTAATGTTTAATATATTTATAATATTCATTTTTTTATTTTTAGATATTACAACATCCAATAACCATAAATTTTTTTCTTCATTTATAAAACTAAATATTTTTTTTATAATATCATATGGGAGTATATTCATATATATAATAACATTGTTTTGTTTTTATTTAAAAATAAATACAATATATAACTTATATTAATATTAAATGTATTTTTTTTTTATTCCTTTATTTCTTTATTTACGTCATTATAATAAATCTTATTTTTGTATTTATGAAAATAATAATATTGAAAGATTTGATAATATAATTAAAAATAATAAACAAAACATATTAAGAGAAAACATATTAAGAGAAAACATATTAAGAGAAAACATATTAAGAGAAAAAATGTTAAGAGAAAAAATATCAGAACAAAATAAATATTATTCTATATTAGAAAGACTTATTGATGATAATTATTCTGAAAATCGTAAAATAAATTTAATTGAAAAAAATATAAATAAATATTTTAATTTTAATAACATAAATAATGGAACAGTAACTCATTATAAGAGTAAAATATTAAATAAATTGAAATTAACATTATCATTATTAATTAAAAAAAAATAAAAAAATAAAAAAAATAAAATGAAAATTAATTATAAATTATATTATCAAAAAAAAATGTGTTTTCATCATTCAAGATTTCATCTTTAATTGATATGTCAATATACTTAAACATACGATTAACTTCCAGTTTTGTTATTTCATAATTTTCAAATAACTTAAATATTTCATTAATATCTGAGTTATATTTTAACTTTAAAAAAGAAAAAAAGGAAAATAAATCTTTTTTATCCATCATAAACTGACGACATAAATTTTGTATAAAAATTGAATTATTATATTCAGAAGAATATTTAGTTAAAACTTTAGTAAAACGAACATCATTGTTATTTAGTAATTCTTTATTAACATATGAAGAAGAATTATATATGTAATTATTTTTTATTTTTTCATGAAATAATTTATTATTTTTTAATGTTTTAATTAAAGATGACATTTCATTAAATTCCCATATTTGTTTTTGAAATGTTATTCTATCAATATAATCAGCAAAACATATGTTTTCAAGAAATTCAATATAGAATGGAATAGTTATTTTATTTTCTTTATTATCTAAATAATCAATTATATTTTCGTGAAAATTTAAACCTATAATAGTTCTATCTGTTTCATTCATTAAATTTAAATGTTCTGAAAAACTATATTTATTATTTAATAGTTTTATTATTGTATTATTTATATTATAGTTATATGATTTATAATTTAATATAGTATCAAATAATTTATTGTCATTTAAAATTGTTTTGTCGTGTTTATATATTTCATATATGTTTACAAATTTTCTTAGATTGCTGTCAGTATAATTTAATATATTCATTTTTAGTTTGCTATTAAGATTTGGGATAACAAAGTCAATAATTATATTTATTTGTTCATTTGTGATTTTTTTCAATTCAACACAAAAACAAACTTTCATAATTTCTTTAATTTTTTTATCATTACTATAATTACCAATACATATTATTGGATTTAAAGACTTGTCTTCTTTTTGTTGTTTTTTTGTTTTTTTAGGTCTTATCAACTTAACAAGAGAACTAATAATTCCTTTATCACTAAGAAGTAATCCATCAATTTCATCAATAACAACAACAGGTCTTATGATTTTTTTATTTAATAAAGTTAAAATACTTTTATCAGACATGTTACATTTTGTAATTGTTTCAATAATATTTTTATTTTTAATATCACAAGAATTATAATATATTGGATCATAGTTATTGTTTTTTAATATGTTTAAAATAAAAGTTGTTTTACCACTACCTGTTTCACCATAAATATATATCCCTTTTTTATTTTTATCATTAATTTTATTTAATTGATTTAAATTATTTGAATTATTTGAATTATTTGAATTATTTGAATTATTTGAATTATTAGAACTATCAAAGTTATTTAAAAAATTGATTATATCATTTTCTTCTTTTGTTCTATTACATATTTTATTTAAATTTATTTTATCCATACTTTGTATATTGTTTTTATTTGTATATTATTTACTTATAATATTATTTATATCTTATAATATTATTTATATCTTATTACTTTATAAATTTGTTTATTTTTTATATTATTATATAAACCTTTTGATTTCATAGTTTCAACTAATATATTTTTACATTTAGGTGAATTTTCTTCAATACAATAGTTTAATAAAAAATAAATATAATTAGCATAAATTAAATATCCATGATATATTTTTTTTTTTAAAATCCATTTATTGAAATTTTCTAATAAATTTTCTTCAAAAACAAAAGCATAATCTTTTTTTATTAAATGTCTTATAAATGAATATTGATTTTTATTTTTTATTATATTTGATGATTTTAATAAAAGTTTATGATATTTTTTATAGTAATCTTTATTTATCCATATTAATGTATTATGGTCTATATACAAAAATATATATTTTTGTATCTCAATTGGTAACTTCTCCATAATGTATTTTATAATATTATATATTTATATAATTTTATAATTCTATAATCTTAATTTTGTAATTTTCTTAGTTAACAAAAAATATTAAGAAGAACAAGGATTATCAACACCATATGTAATTCCATCCCAACTAACATTACAATTATTTGCCCACTTATATTTGTTACATATCCCTGATGATCCTTGAAATATATAACCAGTAAAGTCAGTTTCTCCATAACACTGTGAGTTCCCTAATTTATGACGATTATTACAAACTGAACCTTTATCTGTTGAACTTACTACATCAAAATAGTCAGGACATTCTGTATAGTCAGGAGGCCATTTAATATTTTTAGATGTAAAATTTTGAATAAGACCACCAAAAATAAACAAACATATAATAAAAATAACTAAAGCAAAAATAATTAAGTATTTTTGAAAAGAAGAATTGATTGTTCTAACAAACATAAACAAACTAACAATTAGTATTAAAAAAACAATACCCACAATAATTTTTAACAAAAATACAAAATCTAAAAATATATTAAATGTCGCCATTATAAATTAATTAAATATTTTTTTATTTTATTATTAATATAATGGAAAAAAATAATAATGGAAGAGTTGACATTTTTAATCCTCCTAAAAATTGTAATGTCTTTAGTTTATATGACAAAATACCCGCAAAACAAACTTCTACATATTTAAATGCTACGCAAGGTATTTGGAATGATACTGTTTTATCAAAAGTTTTTTTTTCAAGAGAAAATATACAAATTATTCAAAATGCTATTAGAAAAGGTGTTTATGATAAATCAAATAAACAATATATTATTGGTGAACAATCAAGTGATGATTTAAAAATGATTATGAGAAGTATTTTTTTACAAAATAGTAAAAATTTATCTTATAATATACAAGGACAAGTACAAGAATTAAATAAAATTATTATTATTTATTGTGTTGATAAAATATATTCAGAAGCAATTGGATATATGCAATATTTAAGAGATGCTTCAACACTTGTTGTTCCAATAGAACGTCCTGTTTTTGCTAAAAGTAATGATAAAGAACTTATATTAAAACCGTGGTTTTAATTATTTTTCTAAACAATCCTCAGTTTTTTTAACTTTTTTCTTTTTCTTTATTAAATCTTTATTTATTTTTTCTAAACTATTTTCATTTTCTAAAGAATCCTCAATTTTTTTAACTATTTTCTTTTTCTTAGTTTCATCTTCAATATTCAATATTACCAATTTATCTTTAGATTTTTGATTTATATTTTTTTTTATTATTTTATTTTCATTTATTTTATTTTCATTTATTTTGTTTTCATTTATTTTGTTTTCTTTTATTTCATCTTCAATATTCAATATTACCAATTTATCTTTAGATTTTTGATTTATATTTTTTTTTATTATTTTGGTTTCTTTTATTTTATTTTCTTTTGTTTCATCTTTATTAAATGATATAACATTATTAGATATTTTTACATTATTTTGACATTTTTCATTTATATTTTCTAAACTATCTTCAACTTTATTATCTTTTTTTTTTATTATTTTTTTTTTAATATTTTGTTTAATTTGGTTATTTTTTAAGTTGTTTGTATTTCTTTCTAATACATAGTTATTATATTCAATTTCTAACATTTCTAATTCATTTAACCACATTTGATAAATAGTTGTATTTTTAATATTTTCAAGTTCTGAACTTTTTTTTAAATATTCATTATTTAATTTATTAACATTTTCATCATTAACTGAATCCATTGGCATTTTTATTAAATAATTATAATCATCATTTATTTTATCATAATTTTTTTCTTCTAAAACTTTAAAGATTTCAATATTTTTTTTTCTTCTTAAATCTATTGTAGAATCAAGTATTTCTTGAATATATTTAACTTTATTATTTAAAATAAGTAACTCTTTTTCTAAATTAAAAATAATATAAGATTTACGTTTTTCATACATTTCTAATCTCACATCATAATAGTCATCAATTATATTTTCAACATTATCGTATTTTTTTAATTTGTCATTAGCATCAAATAAATGCATGTTTGTTATTGTGTTTGTATTGTAAAGTTTTAATAATTTTTCCAAACCATTACAATCATAATCGCATTTTGTAGTTAATAATTCTTTAAGTTTATTTTTTTGAAAAGTTATTGTAATATCTATAATAGTATCAGTACAATTATCACAAAAATCTTTTATTAAAGGTATTATTTTTTTTCCATCTTTTCCTGATGTATCACATAAACTTTCTAATAAAACCTTAAAATCATTAATCCAAAATCCTAATGGTAATTCTGTAACACGTATTGTATCATTATCAATTATTTCATAAACACCTTTAAATATATATTTTTTATTATTTTCATCTATTGATTGTATTAAACCTGTAAATCCTTCATAATAAGGATTAAATATAATATTGTTTTCTTGGTTATTAAGTTTATTTTTTAAATAATTAATAATGTCTAAAAGATTGTAACATAAAATCTCTGTACTAAAACCAGTACCTATTCCTTTTGCACCATTAACTAATATCATAGGAACAATTGGAATATAATAAATGGGTTCAACAATTGTTCCATCATCATTTAAATAGTCTAAAATATGATTATCTAATGGATTAAATATATTTTTTGTTATTTTATTTAACAATGTAAAAATATATCTTTCAGAAGCATGATCTGAACCTCCACATATTCTTGAACCAAATTGTCCATTTGGTACTAATAAATTAATATTATTACTTCCTATAAAGTTTTGAGCCATTCCAATAATTGCTCCATTTAAAGAAGCTTCACCATGATGATAATTACTATGTTCTGAAACATAACCACTAAATTGTGCTACTTTAATTTCACTTGTTAGATTTCTTTTAAAAGCACTATATAAAATTTTTCTTTGACTTGTTTTAAACCCATCAATTAAATTAGGTATACTTCTATCACAATCATATTTTGAAAAATGTATTAATTCTTTATTAATAAAATCTTTATATGAAATTAATTGTTCACTTGTATCTAAGAAATTAGTTCTATCATAAGAAGACAACCATTCTTTTCTATTATTTGCTCTTTTTTTATTAAAAACCATATCTATAACATCATCTGAACCTTCAACATATTCAAAACCAACAATTTTTTTATTTTGAAAATATTCTTTAAATTCTTTTCCTGTGCTTGTTCCTAAACCTTTATAATATTTAATAATCCAGTTATTTGTATTTGTTTCTGTTTTCCATTTATTATATTCTCCTTCATTATAAAATAATAATTCCTGATTATTTTTTTTTGCTTTTAAAATAGGTGTATTCATAAAACTAATAAATCCAGGTATATTTAATAAACTACACCAACTATTATGAAATAAATTAATAATTAAACCTTTAATATGACTTCCATCAACATCTTGATCACAAATGATTAAGATTTTACTATATCTTAGATGTTTATTTATATCATTTATTGTTTCATAATTTTTTCCATTTTCAAGACCTAATATTTTTTTTATATCAATTATTTCTTTGTTTTCAGCTATTTTAGAATTGTTTTCTCCTCTAACATTTAATAATTTTCCTTTTAAAGGATATATTCCTATATAATCTTTATCACTACTTGTTAAACCAGAAACAACACCTGCTTTTGCTGAATCTCCTTCACATAAAATTAACATACATTTATCGCTTTTTTCTGTTCCAGCCCAATTTGCATCAATTAACTTGGGTATTCCTCTAACACTACGACTTTTTACTCCGTCTGTTTTTTTTGCTATTTTATTTTCTTCTTTTATATTTGTTAAAGCACAAGCTGTTTCCATTATACCCATTTTAGCTATTTTTTCAATTATTTTATCACTAACAACACATGTTGAACCAAAGTTAGAAACATTTGTTGTTAAACAATCTTTATTTTGACTATTAAATGAAGGATTTTCAATTGAACAATTAATAAAAAGAATCAATTGTTCTTTAAGACTTGAAGTATTTACTTTTATTTTTTTCTTTTTTTCAATATATTCCACCAACTTTTTTGTTATTTGATTTAAAATATATTCTACATGCTTTCCTCCATTATATGTATTAATTCCATTTACAAATGATATTTGAGAAAACTCATTATTTAAACATAATGATACTCCATATTCCCATCTATCATTTACTTCTTCATAAATTATTTTACTTTTATCAGGTATATACATTTCAATATAACTTTTAAAATTTCTTATTGGAATATTTAAACCATTATATTTTACTTTAACAACTTTATTTGTTACAGCACCTATATCATAAACACGTTTTTTAAATAATGATAACATATCTTCACTTAATTCATTAATACCAAAACGTTTATAATCAGGACGAAACATAATTTTGGTATAAGGTTTTACTTTTGTTTTAGTAATTATAGGAACACATTTTTCATCTAAATTATTTTTAAACTCTTGAGTATATTTTAATCCTCTTGTATGGTCAACAGTTTCCAATTTACCATACAAAGACCATATAAAAACAAGTTTTATTCCTAACCCATTTAATCCACCTGTTATTTTTTTTTCATTTGTATCATAATTTGTTGATGACCTTAAATGAGCAAATATCATTTCAGGAATCCACATATTATGTTCTTCATGTTTTGCTATATCAATACCATTACCATCATTCATTATTGTAATCATTCCTGTTTCATCAATTGAAACTTCAATATGAGTTACTTGATGACAAGATGGTAATGAAATCATTTGAAGCATTCTAACAACATGATCTCTTGAATTAATAATACATTCATCAAATAATTTTAATAAAGCAGGAATAAATGTTATTTTTTTATTTATAAAATTTCTTTCATTTTCTGTTTCTGTTTCTGTTTTACTTAAAATCCACATATCACATTCTGTATTCTGGGTTGAACCAATATACATTCCTGGATTATCCAGAATATGTTGCTTATCCGTTTTCATTTGATATTTAGCACTTAAGTTTTGATTTGTTTCTGTCATTGTTTCTGTCATTATTTCAATCAGTTTATATTATTAATATTATAATATTATAGTTTCATTTTTTTATATTATTATAATATTATATTATTATATTATTATTTTTACATTTTTTTACATTATAGATGTTTATCTTTTAAAATCAGGATCTTTTTCAAACAAAACTGAGAATGAAGAAACATTCATACTCATTGCAAAATCTGTAAAATCCTCTATTTGATATTCCAGAACTTGTTGGGGATCAACAAATCTACAAATATTATCCTTTTTTAATAAACAAACTACATGACTTACATTACTCTTAGCTCTATTTAATTTTATCAAAGTTGCTTCATAATTTTTTAAACTATTACAAATAAGGCGTATTCCGTCACTTATAAAATATCTATATCCTTGCCTGGTTTCACCTAATGATACTGGGAATGTTTTATATGTATAGTTTTCATCTAACATAGTATCATATAAACTATTATATTTATTATTTAATATTGTTATTATTCTTTGTGCTGTTGGTTTTCTATTTTTACTTACATTAAATATTTCATCTTTAAGTTCCTTTGTTTCTTCTATTTCCCCTAAAAATAAAAGTGTTTGTAAAGCACAACCATATTGTTTTGATTTATCAATACTGCATTCAACAGGTTTAAATTTAAAATATTGATCTTCTGTAAATTTCCATTTTTTAAGTGATTTAAATAAATTCATATCTTTTAATGAAGTCGATAATTCTACATTTGGATCAATTTTTTCTATAAATTCATAATGTTGTTCTTTCTTTTCTTTGGTTTCATAACCTCTACAACTTAATAATGACATTTTAAAACTACGACTATTATTTTCTTTATTATTTATGTCAAAAATTACACTTATCAAACCTAATAAATTAGTTATTTCAAAATTTAAAGGTATATATTTAATAATAGAGTCATTTTGACAAACATATACACCAAACTTATTTGGTATATCATTTTCTAGATCCATATCTTCTACCTCATCACCACTTTTTAATATTTCTTTAAAAACTGATACTTTTTCACTATTATTACATATATTTCCCGCTTCTTTTTCCATATCTTCATAAACTAAAATATTACCTTTTTGTATATATAGTTTTATTGAAAAAGGTGTATTATTATATTTTGGAATTATAACTTTTTTATCGACACGTGTATTTCCATGTACAGCAACAATATAATGAACTTTTCCTGATTGTAAATTTATGTTATTTGTAATACCATTATTACTTGTAATGTTTTGACTTCCTAAACTTTTTGAACTGCTTAAATTTTTTTTAGTGTTAATTCTTTTTTTATTCCTTCTATTAAAGGATTTATACATATCATTTTTTATTCGTCTTTTATTTATTTCATTTTGTCTCTTTGATTTTTGAGTTTTTATATTTTTTTGTAATCTTCGTGATCTTAAATTTTTTAAAGGTATTTTTTTCAGATAATTTGATGAACTTTGAGTTCTACTATTCGTTTTTCTTGAACTTTGAGTTCTACTATTCGTTTTTCTTGAACTTGGACTTTTACTATTTGTTTTTCTTGAACTTGGACTTTCACTTATAACCATTTTTTTATTTTTACTACTTGTTTTAAACATTATATTATATATATATATTTTTATTTTCTGTAAACTTTTTATATTTTTCATACCATTTATTTTTAACTTCATTACTTAAAACAATGTAATGATTTCTTTCATAAACTTCAGGACTATCATAGTATAGTTTTGTTTCATTATTTTTCATTATTTTAGAATTATTTACTGGATTAGAAACAACAAAAAATAAATCTTCATACTTTGAACCTACTTTATAAATTGTTTTTTCTCCTGTATAAGCATTTATTATGTTACAACCTCTATGTTTTGTTGTATAAAACTCTATTTTAACATTTTTATATCTTTTTTCATTATTAAAAAATACATTTTTTTTATATGATACCAAATTATCGCGTATGTTATGAGAAGTTTTATTTTTATTTTCATCATCATCATAAACTAAATTAATTAAATCTTCATACTCTTCCATTATTAAAATATAATATTATCAAGGTTTTAAGTTATTTTAATTCTTTTATTTTTAAAAGTAAATTGTTAATCAACATATTTTTATTTTTTATTATATTTTCATAATGTTCTTTTAAATCATCAACATATTTTTTATCATAAATTATTTTATCATTATCATTTTTATAATTTTGTGTTTCTGATATTTTTTTTCTTAGGTTATTTGTTTTTTTGATTGATTCAACAATATCAGGTTTATTAGAAACTTCACCTTGACAGTATGGTAATAATAAGTTATCTAAATCTTCTGTATAAAACTTTATCAATTCTTTATCTTTCATAAATGAATTAATTTTTATGTCTGTTGTTAATTTACTTAATGAATTTACATTTTTATTTAATAATTCATTTTTATCAAAAGAATTATGAATATGACGAAAAACCAAAATAGTTTTAAGAGGATTTAGTTGAATTAATGGAATTGTATAATTTTTTAAAAAAAACTTTTCTTCTGATAAACAATCTTGGTCATTAAAGTTAGTCATATTTAATAACTCTTTTTTAAAAGCAAAAGAAGCTGCTGTTGAATGATATTTACCATAAGGTCCAAAACTATACATATTTTTAGTATCCTTAAAATAAATATACATTGTATTACAACCTGCTATCAAATAATCAGGATTATTATTTAAACTAGTAACAGCATGTTCAATTCTTTCAGGAGGATAATAATCATCATCGTCAAAGTATATAATTATATCACCTTGTGATAAAGAGTTTGACAAATTTCTTTTTTTACTTATAGTCATTTTATTATCATATTTAAAATATCTTACTTTAACAAAATCAATGTCTTGTACTAAATCTTCAATTTTATCTGTTCCATCATCTATTATTATCCATTCAATATCACCTTGATATGTTTGTTGTTTTATACTTTCTTTCAAGTATTTAATAAATGGTCTTCTATTAAATGTAATAGTACAAATAGAAACAAAAGATAAAGATTTTATTTTTGATAAAATATTTGTCATATTAATAATTAATTAATCTATTTTTTAAATTAATATCTAAAAAAATAATAATAAATTATATAAAAATGTTATTTTTTAATTTATTAACATTTTATTTATTAATAAATATTAATAGTTGTTTATTTATTACAAAAAATTTAATGAAAATTAACAATCCTTTAAATACAATAATAAACATAAAACAAAATACAGTTTATAAAAATGAAAAATTATTTTTAATTAATAATACAAATATTATTGATAAAAAAATTATTACTATATCACCAGGTGGATTTTATGGTTTTTATTTGTTTGGTATTGTTTCATTTATAAAAGATAATTATAACTTAACAAATTATATTTTTACAGGTGCTTCTGCTGGTTCGTGGATTTCATTATCTCTTTGTTATAAAAATGATATGAAAATTTTATTTGATAAAATTATGTGTAAAAATATAAGTAATGTTGATTCAATTATTGAACTTGAATATAGTTTAAAATATAAACTGTTAAATAACTTTAATGACAGTGATTTTGATTTACATAAATTATTTGTTGGTATAACAACTATTAAAAATTTTAAAATTCTTACAAATATTTTTACTGATTTTAATAGTTTAGAAGATGCTATTAATGCTTGTATAGCAAGTTCTCATATTCCATTTGTTACTTCAGGTTTTTTTTCTAATAAATATTATAATATGTATAATTTTGATGGTGGTTTTAGTTCATATCCATATCTGAATACTTCTAAACCTGTTTTAAATATTACACCTAACTTATTTAATACAATAAAAAATAATAAAGAAAATAACAAAGAAAATAACAAAGAAAATATAATAAGTGAAACAAAAAATATATTAAAAAATTTAAAAGTTATGGTTTCATTAGTTAAAAAAAATAGTTTAAACTTTAATGATTTATATAAAAATGGATATAATGATGCTTCAAAACATAAATGGTATTTTGATAAAATTTTTATATCTAAAAATATATAACTATTATTGATAACAATTTAAATGTTTTACAAAATGTTTTATATTTTTACCTCCTTGTGTTTTTAATACTTTTCCTCCCGTAGTTTTTTGGGATAAACTTTCATTAGTTTGTGGTAAATTTGTTTCAGGTGTTTCAGGTGTTTCAGATGTTTCAGGTGTTTTGGGTAAATTTTCTTGAATTGTATCAGATGTTTTTTCTTGAGTTGTATCTGTTGAAGTTGTTTCAGGTGAAGTTGTTTCAGATGTTTTGAGATTTTGTGGTAAAGTTGATTCGGGTAATTTTTCTTGATTAGAAAATCCACTTGTTAAATTTGTATCATTAACAGGATTATATGTATAAGAACTAAATACATTTGTAAATATTAAAAATAATAATAGAGCAATAAAAAAAGACCAAACATATGTATCTCCAAGATTTGTAATGACATCATTGTATAATTTATATGAAAATAATAACATTATAACTTGACTTTTATATTTGAAAGTTGATTTACATAAATCAATAAAATTAAATTTTTGAGGGTTATCTTGGGTTTTATCTTTGGTAAATATTGTTCCAGTATTACTTAAAAAAATATAAATAATATAAAAAAAGTTAAATATAGAAATTCCAATAATAAAAAAAATACCTGAAAAAATCATAAATAATAAAAATAAGTTTGGATAAGTAAATATTTTTGAAAAATTACTAAAATCAAATTTAAACATTGTTTCTTTATTTTCTTCTGTTTTTGTATTTTTTTTGTTTTCGGTGTCTGGTTTAATTCCAGGTATTCTTGAATCATATATTTTTAAAAAGTTAACTATACTATAAAAAACTGTTAAAAATAATACAATAATAAAAAATAATATTACAAATGTTGCAGAAAAAAATGAAAAAAGAATTAAAATAATACTTTCTGATAAGTAGTTTCCCAATAAACTAAATAAACTATTAACTCCCCATAAACTGGTTGATAAAGTTTGATAAATAATATTATACATATACCAAAAAATAAAGGTGTTTTTATCACTATTAGTTGGTTGTTTTTCTTCTTGATTTTGACTATTATTTTTTTTATCTTTATCATCATTTTTTGGTTTTTCTTTTTGTTCTTCTTTTAATTTATTATACTCTTGTTGCGTTATATTTTTTCCATAAACTTTCTTTTTTAAATTCAATAAAAATTTTAATTTTTCAGTTATGTTTTCTATATTTTCATCAAATAAAACTTTGGTTGTATAAACATCAGGTTTTTTAGACGATAAAAAACCAAATCCAAGTTTTCCCAAAAAATCACTATATTGTTTTACAATATTTACATCTATTACTTTGTTTATATGTTCTTTTGTATCTTCATTTATATCTTTGTCTTTACCTGTATATAAGATATTTATAATAATCGGTATAATATTTGTTTGTGAAATCTTAGTCATATAAAGAAAAATTGAAGCTATGACTATTGAAATAATTATACTTAAAATTACATAAAATATTTGTGAATAAAATGTTGTATAATTGGGTTCTTTTTCTTGACTTGATGTTTTACTGTTTATGTAAGTTTGATCCATTCTTATTATAAATAAATATAAATAAATATAATTAGAATACTTTATTAAATCAATATATATATTATATGAAAAAAAATACAATTTATATGTTTTTTCTTAGAAAAAATACAATTTTAAGTTATGTAATTTTATTATTATTATGTATTTGTTTTTTTCATTATTTATTGGTTGTGAAAAAAGAAAATTTTAATAACAATAATTCAAAGTATTCACATACTGTTGATTTACCACTAACAACAACATATACTTGTAACAATATGTGTTCAAGTCAATCAAAATGTTATATAACAGGAGAACAATGTACAAGTGATACAGATTGTTATGGTTGTAATATACCGAATAAAATGTATGAAAAAAATAATAATAATAAAAATATAAGAGGAAATAATAATGCTGGAAAATATAGTTTTTTAGTTCCCCAATATTCAAAAATAACAACAGATATAGGAAGTCAGGCAAAATTTTATGATATAAAAAATAAAAATGTAGGACCACCTCCAATATATTTTGGTCCATTTTTATTTAATGAAGTAGCAAACTTAGGTACAAAAATAAATAAAGATAACTCATCATTCATATGGGATCCAAAACCCGAAGATAAAAAATATACTATTCAATATCCTAAAAGAGATACAGTAACAGGACTTTTCTTAGATGAAGGTCCATTAGCAAGTAATGCGTATTTATAATATTAATATGCCCATAAAAGTCCAGCATTACCACCAGAAAATTTAAGAATATTATATTTTTCTTCAAATAAATAAATATTGAAATTATATTGATAAATATTCCAATAAGGTTTATTTACTCCTATTACTTGACCTGTTGAAGGATCACAAATATCCATAGATTGAGCTAATAAGTCAAGGGGTGGAATGATAGTATTAAACTCAAATTGAATATTATTAAAACGACTTATATTAATAGCACCATTTGGAGATATAGAGGCGGTTTCTAAATTAAAATTATAACAATATAATCCTAAACTTCCAGCAATAAAACTAGGTGTTTTAATATATTTTTCTAAATAATTATAAATACCTGAAGGTTGTGTATTTTCTCTATATTCACCATCAAATAAAATAGACAAATCAATTAATATCTCTTTTGTATTTTCTATACTATAAGTTTTTGTAATAAAAAGATTAGTTAATGTGTTATTTGTATTAATACCAGGTCCTATACTTGAAGTAGTTGAACTATCTAAGAAATAAAATGGTTCACTTCCAACAACAGGTGCGGGTGATATAAAATTAGGAGGAGAACTATAAGGAAAATTAGTATAATTACTCCATTCATTTCTTAAATTAACATCACTTCTTTGAAAATAAAACATCCAAGAAATAACCATACCTGATGTAGAATTTAAATCTATTTTATTTGAACCTGTGACATTATAATGTATTGTTTCATTAACTTGTTTGATTAAATAATTTTGTTCTTTTAAAGCAAATACTCTTTGTTCTTCATTTGATAAAAAACAATATGAACAAACTAAATTAACATCTGTATTCCATATACTTCTTTTATCAGTATATGAATTTATACCTAATGTTGTATCAGGTGGTGGTTGTAAAAATCTATACATTTGCATATAATATGTATTGAAATCAGGAGCTACTCTTGGATAATTATTTTCAGAATCATAAACATCACGAATTGTAAATAGTTGATTAATTGGTCTAAATGTGACATAAATATGTAATTCATTATATTGTAAACTAACTAATGGAAAAGCCATAGTTGAATTTAAAACAAACCAAACATTTAATGGAATATAAATAACTCTACCTCTTATTGATGGTTCAGGAGTAGTTGAACTATCATAATAATAAGCATTAGGATAATTTCCTTTATTCATTCCGTATGAAGCAGGATCAGTATATTGAGGTATATTTCCTGTCATATAGTTTACAAGAGTAAATTTAGCTAGAGCCATATCTCTTTCAGCTGAAGCTAACAAATAATCACCAGAACATTGAAATAATTTTTGATTACCACAAGTTATAACAAGTTTTGAAATCATTTTAAAACCTAAATTTTCTATCCATTTGAACTCATAAGGTTCCCATTTACCTGGATTTTTTGGTGGAGGAACAATTGGAGACCAAATATCTGGAAGTGTTACAGAAATATATGTATCCATTAATAAGTCAGCATATCTTAATATTTTAAAGTCAAAAGTTGACTCTTCTGAAAGACGAAGTGACTTAGAACCTTCGTAATCAATTCTAAATTTTTGAATACCGAAATTTGTATATTTAGCATAAGTAGTTTTGAAAAAGGTTTTTGTAGGATTTCCATTTAATATTACATTTCCTTGACCTTCTGAAACTAAGTTCATTAAACCTCCAGGCATATTAAATTATATATATTTTATTATTATTATTTCATTTTAAATATTAATATTTCTTGTTTAATTAAATATTATTATAATATAATTAAATGAATACTTTTATTCAAAACATTCAAAACATAAAAAATTGGAATAATAATTTAACTGCTTATATTTTTACTGTTTTAATTATTTTTATCTTGTTATTTTTTTCTTTATATTGGTTAGTATATATACGCAACTTACAATCAAATGAATGTAAAGTGTTTGATAAATCTTATTCTAAGATAAATAATAACTTACGATCATTGAAAACTGATGATCCGCTATGTAACTATACATTTAAAGATTATTATATTAAATCAGCATATAATTGTTGTAATGGTGGTGCTTACTCAAATGATTTTGTTTCTACTTGTGTTTTAAAAGATATAATAAAACAAGGTGTTAGAGGTTTAGACTTAGAAATTTTTTCTATTGATGATGATCCTGTTGTTGCTTCTTCAACTACAGATAACTATTTTGTAAAAGAAACATTTAATTCTATCCCATTTAATGATGTAATAAACATTATTAGTTTTAGTGCTTTTGATATTGGATCTTGTCCTAATCCAACAGATCCAATTATTTTACACTTACGTTTTAAAAGTTCAAATATAAATATGTATGAAAATATGAGTAAAATACTTGAAAAGTTCAATGATAAGTTACTTGGAAAAGAATATAGTTACGAAAATAATAAAACCAACTTTGGTAATACACCTTTGATGAATTTATTAAATAAAATAATTATTATAGTTGATATGAATAATCCAACATTTTTAAAATCAAAAAACTTTTATGAATATGTAAATATGACAAGCAATTCTTTATTTATGAGAGCTTTAACTTATTATAATATTCAATATTCACCTGATATTAGTGAACTCACTGAATACAATAAACAAAATATGACAATTGCTATGCCTGATAATGGTTCTTCACCTTCAAATATAAGTGGTATTCTTGTACGTTCTTGTGGTTGTCAGTTAATTTGTATGATTTATCAAACTCCTGATTCTTTTTTAGAAGAAAATGAACTATTTTTTGACTCTTATACTTATGCTTTTGTTTTAAAACCCGAGATTTTAAGATATATTCCAATAACTATACCAGAACCTGAACCACCAAATCCTAAACTAAGTTATGAAACAAGAACTATTACAACAGATTATTATAACTTTAACATATAACAACAGAATATAACAATAGAATGCAACAATAGAATATAACAATAGAATATAACAATAGAAAAAAATATAATGATATATTAAAATGAAATATTTAAACTATAATTCAAAAGTTAAAAATAATTTGAAAGAAATACAGTTATCTATTTTGCGTAGTTCTGTTGAAAAAGCTGAGAATAATATTGGTTTTAAAAAAGTTAACAATGTTTTTGTTCAAAAAATTATTAAAATAATTGAAGATTTTTTAAAAAAAAAAAAATTAATTATTTATGGTGGAACAGCATTAAATAATATACTACCAGAAAAAAATCAATTTTATGATAAAAAAACAACATTCCCGGATTATGATTGTTTTAGTAGTGATGCTTTACAAGATGCTATTGAATTAGCTGATTTATATTATAATAATGGATTTAAAGAAGTTGAAGCTAAAAGTGCTGTTCATCAAGGAACATACAAAGTTTTTGTTAATTTTATGTCAGTTGCTGATATAACAAACATGAATAAAAAGTTATATAATAATATTAAAAAAAAAACAATAGTTATTGATAAATTACATTATGCACCCTCAAATTTTCTTAGAATGTCTATTTATGATGAATTATCAAGACCTGAAAGTGATGTTTCAAGATGGGAAAAAATATTTAAACGACTTTTATTATTAGATAAATTTTATCCTATTAATAAAGAAAATATAAATTGTAATTTTATTTTATTTAATAAAAATAAAGATTTTTTTAAAAAAAATCCAATAAAAAATCCAATAAAAAATCCAATAAAAAATATTCATAATAATTATAACGAGGATACTATTGATAGAGAAGATGATGATATTTATGATATAATTTTAAAATTATTATATAAAGAAGATATTGTGTTTTTAGGAGGATTTTCTGATATGTTTTATTTAAAATTTTTAAAAGGAATAAAAATAAATAGAGACAAAGTAATAAAAGATAATAATAACTATATAATTGATATATTATCAAAAAATCCTGAAAATACTATAAAAAAAATAAAAGAAATAAAAGAAATAAATAATAATAGTTCTGAAATAAATATAAAAGTTGTTAAAAAAATTACACAAGATGATATATTACCTAGTCATTATTATGTTACAATATCAAATAATGAAATTAATGTAAACATTAATATTTATGATTCAAATGATAAATGTAATAGTTATAATACAGTAAAAATTGGAGATAATATAATAAAAATAGCATCTATTGAAACTAAAATATATTATTATTTGGCTTTTATGTATCTTAATGATAAACATTATGACACAAAAAGAATTTTTTGTTTAGCAAATTTTTTATTTTTAGTTCAAGAACAAAACATTTTAAATAAAAGAAAATTATTAAAAAAGTTTCCAGTAAATTGTTATGGTAAAGATAAATTAAAAGAAGATATACGTGAAATAAAAACAAAAAAATATGAAGAATTAAAAAATAAAAAAAATAGTTTAGAGTATCATAAATGGTTTTTACGTTATATGCCTAACATTAATAGTTCAAAAAATAAAATTATTGATGAAAAATTTTATACAACTTCAAGTATAACTGAAAAAGGAAAAATTAAAAATGAAAACCCGAAAAATATTGAAAATAAAACTATGAAAACTATTACAAATAAAATAAAAGAAAAATCTGAAAAAATATATAAAAAAAACAAAAAAGAATATGAAGAAACTGAAGAACCTCAACAAGATAAAACTAAAAACTATAAAACTAAGAAGAATAAAACAAGAAAGAATAAAACAAGAAAGAATAAAATAAAAAATACATTTAATAGTTTCTCTATATTTTAAAAGTTATCAAATTGTTTTAAACCGAAGTTTACAAAATAAAAAATCATACTAAAAAATACACTTATAAAAATATATCCGTAAATATTATAATTAAAATCTTCATTCATTAAAAAAGGAATATTTTGTATTATCATTTTTTTAAAAAATGGTAATTGAAAAATAAAATATAAAACAGCAATAAGTATTGGTCCATTTAACTCATCATACATATTATCTATTTTATTGTTATTATTTATTTTATTGTTATAATTATTTATTAAATCATCTTTGTTTAAATGTTCTTCAATATATTCTTTTTTATTTTTCCCTGATATATTTTTAATACTATCCTCAATTTCTATATGATCTGGAATAGTTTTACTATCATTGATAAGATGTTCCGTTTTATTATTTGGAATATCTCTACTTGGAAGTTTTGTAGAACCTGAAGCATTTTGTAACCCATTTATTATTTGATTAATAGTTGTTTGATCAAGTTGAATTGTTTTATCTTTTTCTTTAATATCAAACGAAACATTAGGTTTAACTTGTATATTGTCTTTAAAGTTATCAGGTAAATCATTTAAAAGTGTTGACATTTATTATTATATATTTATATATACTATATTTTATAATTACGCATATTTATATTTTAATTAATGAATAATTCTTTTTGTTTTATCACACTTTACTTCTTCAATATTGTAATTGTAACATTTTCCATTAAATAAATATGTATTACCAACTATGTTATTTACATCCGGTGATTTATAAACAATACAATTTTTATCTTTACAAGACATTTTAAAAATACTGGCTAACCCAAAACCCAAAATAATAGACATAACAATACGTCCTGTTGGTTCTTCTAAAAATTTTGATAAATGTAACATATTATTATATTATTAATCAATATTATATTTTATTATATTTTATTGAAAAGGGAATGTTTTAATTTTAGAAATATCTTCAGGACATTTTACTTTTTTTGGTTTAAAAATAAAACAATTATCTGTGTTATCTTTATATTGTATAACTTCATAAGGATTAGGATAAACAATAATTTCTTTTTTATCACTTCCTGAAAAATAAACAAAGGTAATTCCAATTAAAAATGCTATTAAAAAATATTTAATATTTAAATATTTTGAAAATATCATTAATAAAGTATATATATTTAATATATATTTTTATTTACTTTTTCTATTTTTTCTTGTATTTTTTCTTGTATTTTTTCTTGTATTTTTATTCTATTTGCGATTTTTTTTTGTATCTGTTTTATTTTTTTTTAAAGTTAAAACTGTTTGCTTTTCTGTAGGTCTATTTTTTTTTGTTTTATTTTTTTCAGTAGCCATACCTCTAACAAATGAAACAACTTTTATATAGTCTAATGGTTTTTCTTCATAATCTGTTATAAGATTTTGTTTTTCTATTAACTCATACTTATTATCTATAATTTCAACATTTACATATTTATATTTTAAGTTACGAATATTTTTTACCAACGGATCTAAAAAATCAATATAAATGTTAACTGCTTCTTTAATATATTTTTCTTCATTAGTTGATTTAAACATATTTAAATAACTTTTTATTTCATCAATTTGGTTATAAAAAATTTCATTTAATTCATTTAACTTTAATTTATTTTCATAATTATCATTTAATTTTACCAATTTATCTATTAAATAATTTAAATAATTTACAATTTCTTCTAAACTATTTTGTAAAGAAGAAAATTTATCTGTATCAAGATTTTCATATCCAAAAACAATATCATTTTTATATTTGATTATATTATTTTTTATTCTATTTATTAAAATTAAATGTTCATCAACAACATCAGGTATATATTCAATAGCATAATCAATTTCTAATTCAATATTTAAAGGACAAGGTGATTGCTTATCACCACAAACTGCCTTTAATACTATCATACTTTCAGAATTAATATTTCTTGAAAATATTGTACCTACATTTCTTTTACAATTAACACAAGTAGGTATTTTTGTAGAAAGAATAGCTCGTTTTTCTTTCCAAGTATAATTTACATTTTTTATTAAATCATTTTGTAAAGTATCTATTTTATCTTCATATAATTTTTTTATCGAATAATATTCAAATAACTTGTTAGTACTATTTTGTTCCATAATTTATATTAATATTATATTATATTTTGAAAATCACTTCCTATATATGGTAATCCAGTAATTAAAGCTTGTTGTTCTTTTAATTTTGTATTTTGATAACAACGCAATTTTGATATAATATAATTTTTTTTTTCTTCATCTTTTTTTATTTTTTCTTCGTTTGTAAGTTTTCCTTTATATTTAAAAATTAAAATAAAACCAATAATACAAATAAAAAGAAAAAATAAAGATAAATTAAATACAACATTGTAATATTTTTCTTTTACTTTGTGACATTTTTTAAGAGTTTCTATATAAAATCCTTTTATTCCTGATTCTATTAAATTTGGTTTTTGTATATCATTCATTATATTTTATTTTTATATATTATAATTTCATTTATCAACTCATTCTCTATTTTTTAAATTATAGTATCCAACAATTAACTAAGAAAGAATTAACTAAGAAATACCGTTTCAACCCAATACTTATATATAAAATTATTATCTAATCTTGTATTATTATAATGAATGTTTATGTTATTTTAATAGTTTTTATAGTTTTAATTATTCTTTATTTTATGTTTGCAAAAAAAAATACAATAAAAGATTTTTATAGATTTTTATTATCTAATCTTGTATTATTATAATGAATGTTTATGTTAACTTAGTAGTTTTTATAATTATAACTATTGCTTATTTTATGTTTGGAAAAAAAACTACAGATTATTCAAATATTGATGAAGTTACAAAAAACTATAATAGTAGTGTTATTTATTTAGTATTTTATTTTATTGCTGTTTTAATTTCACAAATAACTTTAAATATTGTTAATATAACTCAAACATGTAATGGTTCTGTTGCTGAAAATATTGGTAGTGCTTCATTATTGGCTTTTATTCCTTGGTTTTTAATTTTTGGTTCTGTTTTATCCGTTATTTTTATTTTTCCAGGTTTAAAATCAGTTTTTTCAAATGTAGTTGGATATTTCGCTATTTCATCAGGGGCAAATACTTTATTAACATCTTTGTTAAATAATACTGATATTGAAAGTCAAATAAATGAAATATCAGATAATAAAGAAAAAATACAATTTAAAAAAACAACTGAACTTATACTTAAAATATGTAGTGATAAATCAATACTTATAAATGAAATGAACCCTTTAAATTATGATGAAATGTTTGAAAGTTTAAAAATTCTTTTCAATCCTAGTGTTGTTGAAAAAGGCAACATACAAGAATATAAAGAAAAATTAAGAAAACTTGTTTTTTTAAAAGATAATATTGGAGAATTTTTTTGGTATTTATATACTGCTGTTTTTTTAGTATCTTTGGTTAGTTACAACACATCAGCAAGAGGATGTTATAAGTCATTGTCAAGTATGCAAGATAGTTATGATGAGTATACAAAACAAACTGAAGAAATACAAAATAATATTGTAGATCAATTATATACTTAATTTTTTTGTTTCTCTAACATAAAATAAAACAAATAAATAAGAAAATATACCAATAACTATTGAAAAAACCCATAATGGAAAAACAGTTTTATTTTTATATCCTATACCAAACTCTTTTAAACTTCCATCATTATTAAATAAATAAATCGGTTTAATATAATAAATAAATAAAAAAATAGATAAAAATATTAATATTGAAGTTAAAACTATATTATTTTGAATAAATTGAAATAACATTAATATATAATACATAAATAATAATTTAATATTAAATTTACATATTAAATCATTTTATTTCTTAGTTATAACTATCTAAATCATTTTATTTCTTAGTTATAACTATCTAAATCATCTTGATCAAGTTCTTCTCCATCATATTGATTGAAAAAATCTTCACCAAATCTTGATAAATTATTTAATTCATCATCTTCATTTTCAATATTTTGTTCTTCATTCATAAAATCATTTAAATCTTTATTATTCATATCACTTTCATTTATTTTTTGTGTTTCTCTTATTTGAGTTTCTATATTCATAATTTGTTTCATTTCTTCAATTTCATCTTCATATACATCTTTATCATAAATAACTAGACCTTTATTTAATCCTTTTCCCCATTCTCCAAGTTTATTTATTTTTAATGTTGTATTTACTTTTCTTTCTTCAATATTTAATGAACTTAATCTATCTGTTATATTATTTTTTTCAATCATTTTTTCTTTGAAAACTGAATTCATAATATTTGTATAATTTTTATTTATTGAATTTTTGTGTAATAACATAATATTTATATAAGAAACAATAAGTGAAGATATTTTGTTGTTTAATTTTAATTTGTTTCCTTCAACTATTTCTGTATTTTGAATAAATGGATTTATATTATCTTTTTTATATGTATCATCTAAATATTCTTTTGTAAGAACATCTTGCCCTTTTGTTTCTTCCTCACCTTCGTATTGTTGCCTTTCTCTTATGTTTTCATCATTTTCTTTTAGTCCGTAAAGTAATGCGTCATCTTCATTTACTACCATAGAATCTTGTTTTGTTAAATCAATATAATATGATAATGTATAAAAAAAGAAATATTCATTTAATAAATAAATTGTTTTCTTATTAAAATTATTGTATAAACTATCATCTTCAAACATAGACATGTTAGGAATTATATTCATAAGTTCAACAATAATATCAAGATTATTATTTATATATTTTAATACATTTTCAATAGTTTTATCATAATAAAATTTATATAAAGGTTCATAATAATCATTTACAAATTTTTTTATACTATCCTCATGACTTTTAGATAATTTAAGATATTTTTGTATAATTAAATCATTATATGATACTTTATTTAATATTATTTTTGGAAAAACTTTTATAATATTTACTATATATTCTTTAACAAAATTATTTGAATTATATTGTTCTTCGTCATATATTTTAAATTGATTATTATGATTATCTTTGTTAAAATCCCAGTTATTAAAATTATCAATAAAATAGTTTATTTTATTTTGTTCTGATTTTTTTTTTACAGAATACTTTATATTCTTTTTTATTTTTTCTTTCAATTGTTCATTTTTTTCTAATAAGTAGTCATATATATTTCTTAGTTCATCACTATCTTTATTTTTATATATTTCATATTTTGGAATTAATTTATTAAGTAAAACATATATGTTTTTGCTTATTATTTTATTTTCTTTATTTTGTTTTTTTAGTTCATTTATTTTGAATATAAAATTTTTTAAATTATCAATAACTGTTATTCTTTCTTTTTCTGAATTAATTCCATAACTAATTATATTTTTTCTACCATTTATTTGTAATAGTTTTAATAAAAGATTATTATTATATTCAAAACCTTGTTTTTTTAAAAAAATAATTTGATTTTCAATACTGTCATTTTTATTGAAATCCTCAGGTTTTTTATCACATAAACCAAGTAGACTGTTTGGTATAGGAATTAAAGAATTAAAATTACAAAAAACAATGAAAGATTGATATATTATATTTTCACTAAAATCTGGATTAATTGAAGGATACTTAATTTTATCATTATTAGCACAATATATTAATGTTGATTTAGATAGTTTATTAATATCCTTAAAAATATTTGCTAGTTTAATAACTGTATTTATGTTATTTTGTATTTCATTATTTTCTAAAATAAAATATTCAATAACAGTATTTGTTTTTATGTCATTACAACATTGATTATCCATAAAAGGTTCATTTACAGAATTTTTTAATATTAATTTCTTAGTATTAATAATAATTTGTATAAGTTGTTGTATATATAATGAAAATGATTCAATTTTTGTTTTAATAATATCAATTTTATTATTTTGTTTATATAAACCATTTTTTATATCATTTGTTAATGAAAGTTTAAATTCATTATTTATATTTTCAGGTATTTTTGATAACTCAAACATTATTAATGGGGGTAAAAAATTAGTCCATAAATTAACATCATGAATAACAGGTATTTCTTGTATTTTATTAGAAATAATATAATTATTATAATCAATTTTTTCATTAATTTTTCTTTGTAATGTTGGATTTTCATTATTTTTTATAAAATATTCATCAATAAATTGTTTTATTCCTTTAGAAATATTTTCTTGTTTTTGTTTTTGAAGAACATTCCAAGGTTCTTGAGAACTACGACTATTAAAAGCAACACAAGATAAATATTCTAATCCTGTAAAATCTGTATTATTATATACTGGATAACCTTCAAAAGAACGTATACAATTAGGAAATGTTTTTTTTGTTTTTATTGAAGGAATATTTACTTGAATTGATATTAATATCATTGAAAGAGATAAATACATTATTGTTGTATTTACAACATCCTTATAATTTTTTATTTTTTTACCCTTCTTTGATGCTTCTTGTTCTATTGTTGTATATTCTTCTTTTGTATATGGAACTATTATTTTAAACAAATTTTTTACGTTATATAATATAAAATCTAATTGTGTATCAATATTTATCCCCATATTTGTTGTTATTGTATTAACAATATTAATAATTATTTTGTTTAAAGGATTTTGAATTAATGTTTTTAAATCTTCACCTTTAATTATATTATCACTTGTAAAATCTTCTTCTAAAATATCACGTGTTTTTAACTTAAATCCTTCTTTATTATAATCTTCTTCAGTATCAAAATCACTATCTTTTATTTTATATCCACTATATTTATCTACCCAAAAATCACCATCATCACTTATTGTTCCTATTTCTTTCACTATTTTGTCTAAAACTTTTTCATAGTTTTTATTATCTTCAATAAATGTTGATGCTAATGTCATAAAAAACTTTGGTATTAGTTTTACATCTGTTTTATTACAATATCTCCAATGTATATTTTCATAATCTTTACTTATAATATCTATTTTTTGTGGTATTGCTTCTCTTGTAAAATTGTTACAAAATAATAAAATATCATTATTTTTTTTTACAATATCATTATTTCCTAATATTATACTTAATATTTTAGAATATGGTGAAACTATATCAGGTGTTTCAATCATCGTTTCCATTCCAATTTTATATTTTTGTAAATTATTTTTTAAAGATAATAATGTTTTTATTTCATTAAGTTTATTAAATATATCATAATTATATTTTAACTCTTTTGTTATTTTATTTTTTAATTCTTCTTTTGAAATAAAATATTTATCATTAAACTCATCTAATATTTTTTTTATTACGTTATTTTTTAATTCATCTTTGTTTAATGAAATACTCTGACATTCATTATTTAATATATCTTGTTTAAATATACAATCTTTTTGTAAATTACATAATAATTCTTCAGGATTTAATCCAAACACATCAATTGAGTTTTTATCATTTACACTATTATCAAGAACCCAAATATTATTTTCTCTAACATAAAAAAAACTATTAACTTCATCATAAAAAATAGCATAATCTCCATCTTTAATTTTTTTAGAACCTAAAATAAGTGTTTCTGCTTCTTCAATTGCTTTTTCTTCATTATATTTATATTTCTTAGATAACTGATTTGACAAATAAAGTAAAAATTCATCTGCTTCTAACATATTTTGTTGTTGTCGATATTTATCCAAAATAGAATAGTCAGTTTTATCATATTTTTTATCAAAATATAAAATTTCTTTATAATTATCATTTTGTAATTCTTTTAATGATGTATATAGTTTTGATACAGTATAATTTATACATTTATTTTTTTTTTTATCTTTATCCTCCTTCTCTATTTCTTTTTTTGTTTTACCCAAATCTTTTCTAAAAACTTCATCTAAGTTACTTGAAATCATTAATGCTAAGTTTTCTAATGATGTTGTTGTATTATATAATCTTCCATAATCCTTTAAAATTATCATTTTTAATAACTCGGAATTTGATAAATTTTCACTATTAATATATTCATAATTTGAAAATATTTTTTCTCTTAAGTCATCATTATATTTAATTAACTCATAAATTATATTTATTTTTTTAAAGTTATTATCAAAATTAAATCTTTTTATTTTTGAAAACTCAATATTTTTTTTATAATAATCATTAATATATTTTTTTATTTTTTCATTTATAAATCTATTTATTTCCTTATATTGAACATATCCTATATCAAATGAATAAATTAAAAAAGGTTCTAGATAATCTAAGACACTTACAAGTGATAACTTACCATTAATATTTTTTTTAACTATATTAAATAATGTTTTTATTTCAGGTATTATTTTATTTAAAAAATTACTATAAGGTGTTATACTCATAGTTTTTTTATTATTTTTATTAGATATACTTTTATCATTATCTAAATTTTCAACTTTCATATAAGAATATTTTTTTATACTACTCAAATATGAGTTGGATGTAAAATTATCACTTTCATTAAAATCATCAACTATTATATTTTGTATTTTTCTTTTCTCATTGAAAATTTTCCAATAGTTAATAAAGTTTAAACTTAATATAGATCTATCTAAGATATTTGTATTTGGTAAATTAACTTTTGAAAATTTTACAAAAGGTTCTGTTAATGTTATTATTGAACTAATTTGTATTAAATTATTTTTTGCATTATAATTTCTATTATTATTTATACAATATCTTTCAAATAAATATTTTTTATTTTCTATACTTTGAGAACTATTTACAAATGGTGAATTTAAATTATTATCTGTATCAATCATAACATCAAAATTATTATTAACAAAATTTTGATAAATAACATTATTTAGATTTTCTTGTGAAACATTTTCAAAAGGAACAAAAAAATCTTCAAGTTTTAAAATTAATTCATCATATTTATTTTGTAATTCATCTATATTATTACTTGTTTTATAATTATCCATTATCATATTTAATTCTTCAATATTTGACATACTTTTTAAAAGTAATACATTATCATTTTCATTATCATTTTCTTTTGTGTCATATAATTTTTTAACATCATTTGCTACAAGTATTAACCAATATAACTTTTTGTTTAAATTTATTAAATTTGTTTTTAATGGTTTTATTTTTGATTTTATTATTTCTTGCTTATCTTGTATAATTTCATCTTCATTAAGCAAAGCGTTTTCTTCATTAGAAATAACTCCTGTTTCATCATAAAACTTTCTTTTTCCTGTAATATTATTATAAATATCAAACTCAGAGTATAATTCTCTTAGTTGTTTAAATCTCTCAACTTCAATATGTGTTTTATTTATAAATTTTTGTGTTTGATTTATTTTTGGTATTTCATTTAATATACTATTTAATAAATCATTTAATTGTTCTTCAATACTATAAATATATGATTCTTTACCTACTTCTACCATTTGTTGTATAGTTTCTACTCTTTTTCCAAAAGTTATATCATCTGCCTTTAAAATTAAATTGTTTATTAAATCAATTCCTTTTTTTGTTTGTATTATTTCTTCTGATACTTTTTTTTCCATTTTTATATCACTAATATCACTATAATAACTTTCATCACCTTCTTCTCTTTCTTCTCTTTCTTCTCCTTCTTCTCTTTCTTCTCCTTCTTCACCTTCTTCTCTTTTTTCAATATTTTCTATGTTTTCTATATTTTCTATGTTTTCTATATTTTCTATATTTTCTATATTTTGTATTTTTTCTAATGAAGAAGGAGGACTGTCTCTTACAACTATATCTGTTATATCTAAATCAAGAGGAATACCATAATAGTTAAAATCAATATAAATAATATCATCATCAATAGTTTTTATTTCAATAACATCATTATACAAATTTGTAATTAAACCAACAATTATAATAGGTATATCACCTGTAAAATAAATATTAACCCATTTTCCAGGAATTAAATTATTTTGAACTGCGTATGAAGGTGAATCAGCTCTTGACAATAAGTTTATTTCTGTTATTGTGTTATCACCAATAATACCATTATTTATATCTAATTTAACTATTTTTTCTTTACCTATTAATCTTAAAAAAACAGGACTAATATAATCAATTAAAAATATATTATTATTTAAAATGTCATTATTAGGATCAATTATTTGTATTATATCTCCTAATTGTAATGTTGAAAAATTATTATCATTCATATTATATTATTGATAATATATTATAGTTATATATTTAATTATTTTTTTTTTCATTCTAAATCTTTTGTTATTTTTTGTAAATGTTATATTAAAGATATAATATTAATTTTATTAACAATGCAATATATTTTAACAGAAATACAAGATTTTAAAGATATTATTAATAATAAAGAACCAAAAAATAATATTCTTTTATTAAAAAATTATGTAACAGAAAACAACATAAAATATAAAATTGTAAACTATGATAAAAAATATTTATCTAATTTTTTATATTCAACTTATGGTATTTACCGTTCTTTGATATTAGATGAAAAAAATAATGTTTTATGTTTTTCACCAGCAAAAACAATTTTGTTTGAAGATTTTATAAATAAATATCCAAACAAAACAGAAGATATAATTTCTGAAGAATTTATTGAAGGAACTATGATAAATTTATTTTATGATAAAAATATTAATAAATGGGAAATTTCAACAAAAAAATCCGTTTCAGCAAATGTTTATTTTTATAAAAACTTAAACAACAAATCATTTAATACTATGTTTTATGAAACATTGAATTATATTAATTTTAATATTGAAGAAATGTGTGATAAAAAATTATGTTATAGTTTTGTTTTACAACATCCTGAAAATAGAATAGTTGTTCCATTTAAACATCCTAAATTATATTTGATAGATATATATCAAATTGAAACAAAAGAAGATATAAATCAAAACAAAGAAATTATAGTTAAATCTAGTTTTAATTGGAAAAATGATAAGTTAAGTTTTCCTATTCATTATACAAAATGGAATAACTACAATGATTTACTTGAAAAATATTGTAGTGATACAACTTCTTATCAAACTTTAGGTGTTATAATTAAAAATATAAAAACTGGTGAAAGATGTAAACTTAGAAATCCAACATATTTAAAAGTAAAAGAATTACAAGGTAATATATGTGATTTAGAATTTAGATATTTAATTTTAAGAAAAAAAAATAAGATAGAAGAATATTTAAAATATTTCCCCGAAGATAATGATTTTTTTTTAAAATGTGAAAAAAAAATAATTTTATTTTCTATTTATTTATATAACTATTATTGTGATTGTTTTATAAGAAAAATAATAAAAGTAAGCAATTGTTTTTTTAAATATAAACCACACTTATATAACCTTCATAACATTTATATTAATGAATTAAAACAAAAAAAAATGTATATTAGTTATAAAGAAATTGAAAAATATATTAATAATCTTGATATTGAACTTTTAATTTTTTCATTAAAAGATATTTATTAATATAAATATTGTTAAATAAGAATTATATTTTCATAGAAGCAAAAGATGATAAAATATCTGTTTCTTCATCATTTATAGATTTTTTTAAATTTGGTAAGTTTGGTAAGTTTGATATTTTAGATTTTTTTGATGGTTGATTATAAGTAAACAAATCTTCTATTTTTGTAAATATTTCAATAATAATAGAATTTGCTACTTGTAAATTACTAATAATAGTTGTTATATCTGTTTCTTCAATATAAGACAAACGAATAATACTATATGTATGATGAGGATGTAATTTTTTAAATCCACAAAAAGATAATATTTTATTTTCTTCATAAAACTTTTTAAATAAAATATATTTTAATAAATTTCCTATTGTATAATCTTCATTTTCTAATGTTATATCATAAGAGTTTTCCATAGTATTTAATGATTTTTCAATTTTTATATTATTATTATTTAAATTATTTTCAATAACATTTACTTTATCTATTATTTTTTTACAAGCTTTAATAATAATTTCTTCATTTTCAAAAACACCTACTGTTTGAATTATAAAATCAAAACTGTTTTTTATATAATATCGCAATCCATTAAGAAGTTTCCAGTTTTTAATTTCTTTATCTATTTCTTCAATTGTTAAATTTGTATTTTCATTTTTTAATTTTTGTTTTAATAATTCACTTTGTTTTTCTATTTCATTATAATCAGGGGTATTTCCAAAAGATGATGTGCTTACAACATTATACATTCCATTTTCTTTTGCGTTTCCAATTGAAAACTCACAAGTTAATTCTATTTTTTCAGCAAGTATTTGTTCTGTAAGTTTAGGTTTTAAATATAATAAAGTAATATAATATTCATTATTTGAATTTAAAGGGATATATGGTTTAAATATTTGTTTTAATGCTTCTTTATTTAAATATTCATTAGTTGCAATATTTTTTATTTTTAAATGTTCTGTTGATACAACAAATATTTTATCTGTATCATTTGTTATATTTAATTCTACTTTATAATTTTTTAATAAATCTATATCTAATTCTTTTATATGAATTGGAATAGAACTTAATCTTTGTTTTAATATTTCGTTATTCATTTTACTTGTATTTACAATAATATTTGCTTTATTTTCTGTGTAAGGTGATGTTCTAAAAATAACAGTGTCTATTTCAGATAAAATAACTCTTCTTAAAGCATTAGCAACAGATACATCAACATTTTCTAATGTGAATGTTAATTTATCTAAATTATTAATTCGGTTTGTTACTTTTGGATTCATAATTTGTTATATTAAAATATATTAATATAACAAATCATTTTTTTAAATAATTATAATTATAATATAAAAACTTTATATAATTAAATATATTATTTAAATATGTCATTTATTTTATATTATTCTAATTTTTGTAATCATTCTCAAAATATTATACAAGAGTTGGTGAAATCAAAAATTACTGATAATATACATTTTATAAATATTGATAACCGTGTTAAAGAAAATAACCAAACATATATTATTTTAGAAAATAATAAAAAAATCATTTTACCAGAAGCAATTAATCGTGTTCCTGCTCTTATGAATTTAAACAATTACAATGTTTACTTTGGTGAAGATATAAATATGAACTTAAAAAATACTCAAGAAAAAATTACTATGATTGAAACTCAAAATAATCTTGAACCTATTGCTTTTTCACTAAATAATAATTCATTTAGTGGTATTGTTTCTGATAATTTCAGTTTTTTAGACACAACACCTGAAGAATTAACGGCAACAGGAAATGGAGGTGTTAGACAACTTCACCAATATGTTAAATATGATCAAACAGATATTATTACAAATAATTCTTCTGATGATAAATATGGAGGAAAAAATGAAAAATTACCTAGTTCTTTAACAATTGAACAACTTCAAAAAATAAGAGAAAAAGATTTTAAATAAAAGTAATAAAAGTAATAAAAATACTTAAAAATAGTTATAAATATATAATAATAAATTAAATGAATAAAACTGATAAAGTAAATTATTTAAAAATATTTAACGATCATTTTATAGATTTTATAGATGACATTATTCATATTTTTCCTAATGATATTGAATTATTAGCAACAAAAAATGCTTTTATATTAATGAGACAAACAAATCCAAAATTAATTATTAGTGTTTTTAATACTTATGTTGTTAGTGATTATAAAAATGAAATTCAAAATGGTGATATTGATTATTTTTTAAATAAAGATTATACTGAAGATTTAAAAACTATGCAATATAGTTCAAAAATACTTGATAAAATTGATAAACTAAGAACACCAATTAAATTAATGAAATCTGATGATAAAGAAAAAATAATAAAATATCTTCAAAATTTACAAAAACTATCTGAATTATATTTATCTTTACAATAATATATATATACTATTAAAAATAATATAAATAATATAAAATATATTTATATTATGAATATTCCTGAAGGTTTTGGTAAAATAATTAATGATTTTATTTTAGATATTTCTTCAACATTTCCTGAATATAGCTACTTAATAAAAAAAATTTGGATTATTGATTATGAATATGAATTTTTAAATATTGAAGACATTGAAACAAGAAATAATATGATCAAGGAAGATAAAGAAGAAAAATTAGTAATAATTTATAATCATTCTATACGTATTTTTCCAGAACGTTTTTTTGATATAATTTATGAAAATGAAGATATTTTTGATGATAACTCTATTATTAATACTGAATTTTTACCAAGAATTGTTTTTAAACATTTATGGAATTCAAATGATATAACCGAACAAACAAGAAAAACAATATGGAAATATTTACAACTTATTTTAATGACAATTATTAGTTCTTATGATAATAAAAATGTATCAGAAGAAACAGCAAAACTTTTTGAAAATATTAATGAAGATGAATTAAAATCAAAATTAGAAGAAACATTAGATAAAATACATAGTTTATTTGGTAACAACACTGATAAAAATAATGAAACGGATGAAACTGATGAAACTTGTGAAACTAGCGAAAGTGATAAAGTAAATGAAACTCATGAAACTCACGAAATAAATCAAGAAAAAGAAAATGAAAATGAAAATGAATATGATTTTAAAACAAAAATACCAAATATTGATGACATTAATAAAAATTTAAAAGGACTAATGGGTGGAAAGTTAGGAAAACTTGCTATGGAAATGGCTGAAGAAACAGCAAAAGATTTTAATTTAGATCAATCTAATATTAAAAATACAGGAGATATTTTTAATCAAATGTTTAAAAATCCTGGTAAATTAATAAATATGATGAAAAATGTAGGAGATAAAATTGATAATAAAATAAAATCAGGAGAAATAAATGAAAATGAATTAATGAGTGAAGGTTTAAATATTTTAAGTAAAATGAAAGAAAATGGAAATATGCCTAATTTCCAAGATTTATTTAATCAAATGGGAATGAATAATCTCGGTAAAAAAAATGAAAAAATGAATATACCTGCTATTCAAAGAAAAATGGAACAACATTTAAAACAACAAAAAATTAAAGAAAATATGAAAAATAAACTTGAAAAGAAAAAAAATAATAATAATATAATAAACACAACAAATCTATTACATTGCGAAGAAGAAAATAATAATAATATTAATAATAGACTTACTGATGAAGAACTAATCAATACTTTTTCTTCAACTAACAAACCAAAAAAATCACAAAGAATTCTTAAGAATAATAAAAAAACTTGAGGAACAATAAACAATTTTGAGGAACAAAATTCAGGAACAAAAATAAAAAAAGAAGTAATATTTTAACTTTATTATATATAAATATATATAATGAATAATAGTAATAATGATATATTTTGGTTTAATAATAATTATTTAATTTTATTTAATAACTATGATTTATTACCTAATTCAAATATGACTTGGGAAGGAAAACTAAACAGTATTACAAGATTAATTATATTGTTATCAGTTATATGTTTTTTAATAACAAAAAATAAAAATATTATAATCGTTGGTTTAATATGTATTATTTTAATTATTTTATCATACAAGTATAATTTTAAAGAAAATTATATAAATGTTTCCACTTCTTCTAATAAACTTAAAAAAAATAATAATTCAAATTCTATACCATTAAAATCAATTTTAAAAAAAGATTTTTACCAAAATAATAAATCAAACCCTTTTGGTAATGTTCTTTTACCTGAAATAAATAGTAATCCAAATAGAAAACCAGCTCCTCCTTCATTTAATTTAGATGTTGAAAAAGATAATACAAATAATGTTAAAGAAGCTATACAATCTTTAAATCCTGATATTATTGATACAAACAAACAACTTTTTGGTGACATATACCAAAACTTTGAATTAGACCAATCAAACCGTATTTTTTATTCAAACGCAAATACAAAAGTTACAAATGATCAAGGTGCTTTTGCTGAATTTTTATATGGAAATATGCCAAGTGCTAAAGAAGGCAATCAATTTGCCTTATTACAAGATAACTATAGATATATTTTATATTAATTATTAAAAAAATAGAATATTAAAAAAAATAGAATATTAAAAAAAATAGAATATTAAAAAAAATAGAATATTTAAAAAAATAGAATATTAAAAAAAATAGAATATTAAAAAAATAGAATATTAAAAAAAATAGAATATTAAAAAAAATAGAATATTAAAAAAAATAGAATATTAAAAAAAAATAAATAATAAATAATAAAAAAGAATAATAATATATAGTATAAAATATGAGTTATATATCAGATTTTACATTTAACAATATTTCAAGAATTGGAAATGATGGTTGTTGTATCGATCAAAACTCTATACAAAATACTTTAGCATCTTCATATATGCTTCAAAATTTTTATATGTCTGATTGTTCTATGAAAAACCCAATAGCTTTGGCTACTTCACAACCTTGTGTCAACTATAAAGGTTGTCAAAATACTTGTGCTGGTGGTTCTAATATTGATGTTAGTTCAAAATTATTAATAGGAACAATACAAACACATCCAAAATGTCATATTTCTTTATTTCAAAGACCATTTGCAACTGTTCCATATTTAGGTAGAGGAAGTGTTTGTCCTATTTTAGAAAGTCAAATACAACAAGGTGACTTATTAACAAATAAAAAATCTATTTCACAACTAAGTGAAAAAAATTATGCTAAGTATAAAAATACACCATTAATTCCACAAATTAGAAATAATATAACAAATCCTGAAAAATGTGTTGAAGAAGTTGCTGATCCTAATTTCATAAGAGGTGGTATTCCTTCACGAGAATTAACAAAAGATAATAACTATTATACAACGAATACAAAATATCAATATACAGGTTAAAATATATAATTTATTTAGTAATATATATTAAACAAAACAATTTAATATATATATATAAAAGTAATTTCATGAATACAGATAATATTTCATTAGTTAATAAAGAAAATAATAAAATATGCAACTATAATTATAATTATAATTTACAATATTTTATATTATATGAAAAAATAAAAAATAAGAATACAAATAACTTTAACCATTCAAAATACACTCAAGATTCAAAATATACAGAAGATTCAGAAGATTCAGAAGATTTAGAAGATTTAGAAGATTTATATAATGTTGATAAACAATATCATTATGATTTTTTAAAAGTTTTTAATTTGGAAGATTATGATCCAGAAATTATTGATAAAATAATTTTAGAATTATTTAATGATTTAATCACCAATGAAAGATTAAGAAAAATTATGATTACATTAGCAAATAGTCATTTTTCTGAAAATCATGACATAGGATTTGTTATGATGTTTTCATTTCATTATTTTTATATTTTACATAAAATTATTAATTCTTATTATACTTCTTGTGGAATAATTAATGATATTTTCTTAGATGAATTAGAAAATAAAATAAATAAATAATTTTTATCTTTATATTACATATTATGGCTTCTACTAGAACAAAAAATACAAACGGAAATTATTGTTTAGAACAAAGAACTTATCATAAATCACAAAATTATACAACTTATAAGTATTCTCAATATGGTGAAGCTTATGATACTAAATTTTCAGGACTTGGACTTCTTCCAGGTCAAATACCTAACAATAATTTATCTGAAAATTATTCTGATATTGAATCTTTTTTATTTGGTATTGGTTCAAGTAATTTAGTTGAAACTAAACCTTGTTTTATACCTAAATTAAAAACACTTGAAACTGCTAATATTTATAAAGCTGAACCTACTTATTTACCTGAACCTTTAATTGTATCTAAAAGTAATAGACCATTTCCTCTTCCATAAAAAATAAGAACAAAAATAAGAACAAAAATAAGAACAAAAATAAGAATAATAATATATTAAAATATTATATGTCTTATCAAGAAAACTTAATAAATAAGGTTTGTTGCAAAACAACAGAAAACTTAACAAAAAACACTTTTAATAATAATAATAACATATCAAAAAATGTTTCATTATCAAATATAATTATTTCACAAAGTAAAACAGGAGGAGGAACATTAAGATATGGAAATTTTGGGTCTTTACTAAATGGAAAAACACAAAATAATAAAGTTATAAAAAATTTAATAGATAATATAAAAGCACAAGAATCAAATAATACTAATTTTAATAATTACATTTACATAAATAATTTAATTAATACTTATTCATCAAATGAATGTGTTTATGGTGATAATACAACTTCATATAATTATAATGAGTTTTATGAAAATTATAAAGAACTACAAAATTTATTAAAAAAAAATAATATATATCAAAACTATTCTTTAAAAAGAAACAATTATTTTTAATAATTTTTGTAATTATTTAGAAATTTTATATTTTCTTTGTTAATAATATAATGGGAAGATTTACAAAAGATGTTAATGGATTTTATATTATTAAGGGTAAAAAATATAACTTACTTGAAGGTTCAAGGGCTCAAGTTTATCACGGAACTGCGTATGAAACTTCTGGTGGATTAACAAAAAATGATTTATTTATGAATAAACATAACTTAATTGTTTCTAAGAAAAAACATTTTACTGCTAAAAAAGAAAAAAGACTTATTAAAAATGGATATGGTTTTAAAAAAGGACAATTTGGTTATGTCAAACTTAAAAATAACTTTTCTAAAAAAGGAGGATTTCATTTAACACCAAGTAATTATCCATCAAGTGTTGGTGGTAATGGGAATATGATTTTAAATCCATCACAATATCCAGAAACTATTGGAACAAATAATGATCCACAAGGATTAGGAAGTATTTCTCAACAAAGTTTTTTATTAGGACCAAACAATACACCTAATGATATAGCTTTATTAGCAGGTGGAAAAAAAAGAAAAAATAAAAAACAAACAAAAAAAAGAAAATAAAGAAAAAATAAATGTTTTTTGATTTTCTATTTTATATTTTCTATTTTCTATTTTCTATTTTCTAAATAATTTTTTAATTACAAATATCAATAAAATAAATAAAAACAAAGAAAAAACACCATTACAAATTATATTTGATTTTAACTGATCCCATGAACCTTCTAAGAAACTTATATTATTATTTTTTATAAAATTATATGAATTATTTAAAGACATATAAACAGTAACAATCAATAAAATAATAATTCCTATTTTTCCTATAAGTGATGCTATTAATATTTTACTTAAAGGTGAAATTATAAATATTAATATTAAAAATATACTTATTGTTGAACATAAACATACATTTTTTACTGATTCAGAAAATTTTTGTATTTTTGAAGAAGAGTTATCCATATACTATTTATTTATTTTATTTTTTTATTTCGTTATTACTTATTTAATTCTTATTTTTTAATGTTTTTATTTTTTTTTTATAACATTCATTACTAACTTTAAGGGTTTCTGTTCTATTTTCTTTTGGAACAATTCTTAAAACACATTTTGATTTAATACCAAGAACTGGTTCAGTACATCCCTTTTTATTTATTATTTTTCTACTAAATATTTTATCGTTTTTATTTAAACTTTTATCAGAACATCTTGCTCTAAAGTTTTCATATTTATCCCTAACTTCTTCATATGTTATTTGTATTTTTTTATCAAGCATTTTATTTACTTCATTATGTAAATCATATATGAATCTTGAAAATTGTTCTCTTCCTTTTAAATGTTTATTTGTTAAAGGCTTTTCTTTTAAATTTTTTTTTAAATTTATTCTACAATATTTACAAGGTAATATATTTCTTAGATTATATACAAACTCTTTATAGTTTTTTTTATCTTGGTTTGATGGATTTATAGGATAATTAAATGACATTGTATGAAGAAAAAACCATAATGGAGGTCCCCATACATAAGTCATCATTCCTGATTCATTATTATAATCTTTTTCATTAAAAATTTTTGTTATTTTATTTTCAAATTTTAAACCTATACTTTTATTTATTTTTTTTGTTTTATTATTTTGTGTTTCATTTACTCTATTTTTTTTATTTAATAATATCATACATTATTAAATTAAAAAAAAATTATTTATATTATTATTTTTATTTACACTTTACGGCAAAGCGGTATATTATTTTCTATTTCTAACACTTCTACTACATCAAATTCAATATATTTATTATAAAAAAATATATTCAAATTTTCAAATAATAAAATAATACTATCTATAAATGACATTTATATTATTTTAATATCATTTTAATATTCTTTTTTTTATATTTATTATTTTCTTTTATCTTTTCTTGTAGTTTTTCTTTTATTTTTTGTATTTCTTTTATTTTTTTTATTTCGTTAAGTGTTGCGTCTTTGTTATTTATATAAAATCTTATTTTATTTTGTTGATTAAAATTTTTTATTGGATGAAATAAATTTGTTTTATTCAAATCTTTATATTTAAAATTATCATTATAAGATAATGTTCTTAGTTCTTCTGGACAATCATATATTAAATTATTTCTTTTTGCTAATGTAGGAAACATTATTTCAATAAAAAATAAAGTTTTAAACTCTAAAACATAATCATTAATACTTTCTAACATTTTTTGAGAAAAACGACATCCACAAATCATACTTTTGTAATATTTATAATCTTCATGTAATATTGTTTTATTCCAAGGAAAAGAGTTATTATCTCCTTTTTCTCCATATTTATTTGTTAAAAGATCACTATTTTCATATTTATTATCAATATTAACTAATGTATTTTCATTAAAAAACCAAACATCATTTTCTAAAAACCATACAAACTTATAAAAACCAGATACATTATATTTTTTTATTTCATAAAAAAATAATAATGCTTTGTCCCAACCAATAACTTTATTGAAATTTAAATATATACTTGAAGAATTTATATAATTTTTATTTTCTACATAATTATTATTTAATCTTATAAAGTTAATATTTTTATATTGAGAATCATCAATTTTTTTTTCATTATTATCAATTATAAAAAATATATCATAATTTTTAAAACTACTATAAAAATTTATTAATTCTATTTCATTGTTTTTTGTTATTATACATATCGCTTTTTCGTTTTTTATATTCATAATATTATATTTAGATATAATATTATGGAATTAAACATTATTATAAAAGAAATCATATTTTTAAAATAATTTAAAAATATGATATTTATTATAATATTAAATATTATTTATAATTTATACATTATGGTTAAAACTTGTATTTTTGAAAATTGTAAAACAAGACCAAGTTTTAATTATGAAAATGAAAAACAAGCGTTTTATTGTTTTCAACATAAAAAAGAAAATATGATAAATGTTAAATCAAAAACTTGTATTTTTGAAAATTGTAAAAAACAACCAACATTTAATTATGAAAATGAAAAACAAGCGTTTTATTGTTTTCAACATAAAAAAGAAAATATGATAAATGTTAAATCAAAAACTTGTATTTTTGAAAATTGTAAAACACGTCCAACATTTAATTATGAAAATGAAAAACAAGCGTTTTATTGTTTTCAACATAAAAAAGAAAATATGGTTGATGTTAAACATAAAACTTGTATTTTTGAAAATTGTAAAACACGTCCAACATTTAATTATGAAAATGAAAAACAAGCGATTTATTGTTTTCAACATAAAAAAGAAAATATGATTGATGTTAAACATAAAACTTGTATTTTTGAAAATTGTAAAACACGTCCAATATTTAATTATGAAAATGAAAAACAAGCGGTTTATTGTTTTCAACATAAAAAAGAAAATATGGTTGATGTTAAAAATAAAACTTGTAATTTTGAAAATTGTAAAACGAGACCAACATTTAATTATGAAAATGAAAAACAAGCGGTTTATTGTTTTCAACATAAAAAAGAAAATATGGTTGATGTTAAAAATAAAACTTGTATTTTTGAAAATTGTAAAAAAATACCAACATTTAATTATGAAAATGAAAAACAAGCGTTTTATTGTTTTCAACATAAAAAAGAAAATATGATTGATGTTAAAAATAAAACTTGTATTTTTGAAAATTGTAAAAAACAACCAATATTTAATTATGAAAATGAAAAACAAGGTATTTATTGTTCAGAACATAAAAAAGAAACTATGATAAATGTTAAAGATAAAAAATGTAAAACTCATTTATGTTTTATACAAGTTGGAGATAAATATGAAGGATATTGTTTAAGATGTTATATTTATATGTTTCCAGATAAACCAAAAACAAGAAATTATAAAACAAAAGAATGTAATGTTGTTGATTTTATAAACAACAATTTTAAAGAATATACATGGATTTGGAATAAGACAATTGAAAATGGTTGTTCTAAGAAAAGACCAGATCTGTTATTAGATTTAGGATTTCAAGTTATAATAATAGAAATTGATGAAAATCAACATAATATTATATCTTATGATTGCAGTTGTGAAAATAAACGAATAATGGAATTATCACAAGATGTAGGTTTTAGACCAGTTATATTTATTCGTTTTAATCCAGACAAATATTTAGATAAAAATGGAAAAATAATAAAATCATGTTGGAAATTAAATAAAAAAGGATTTTCTGTAATATCAGATAAAAAACATGCAGAATGGAATGAAAGATTAAATATATTAAAAGAACAGATAGAATATTGGATTAAACCAGAAAATAAAACAAGTAAAACAATAGAAATAATTCAATTATTTTATGATATGAATTAAATATTTACATTCCAAAACTTGAAAAACTATTTAAAACAGGTTGTGGTAACATTTTTTGAACATTTGAATTTATATTTTGATAATTTGGTTCTTTTTTACAAATAAAATCACTTTCAGAAGGACACCTTTGAGGTGCAGGACATGGTGGACATTTTCCTGATTTGTCACAATTTTTTACTATTGGACTAGGACAAACAGGACAAACAGGAGGAACAATTTGACTTTTTAAAATATATAAATCTTCTGAACCTTTTGGTATGTTTGAAGCACGAACACCATTATTAAATCCTTGTTTAGAATTATAATATGAACTACTATCATAGTTTGTAATTAATAGTTTTGAATTATTATTTGGAGTAATATTTGTAATATTGTTATCATCAACATTATTATTATTATTATCAGTATTATAACTTGTATATTTATCTATATTATTTAATGATGAACTATCATTAATAGAATTTGAATAATTTGAATAGTTACTATTATTATAATCATTATTTGTATATTCTCCATTTGGTAAATTATTTGTTAAAATAATTATATTTCCTTGATAATTTATTTTTATAATAGTATGACCATTATTATCTTTTAAAATTGTTGCTGTATTTCCATTTTGATCTACATAAATATTTGATGTTACTGTATATGTATTTAATTGACTGGTTATTTGATTGTTTGTTTTACCATTATTATTATTTAATATAAAAACAGATGTTCCTGTTGTTGGGTTAATAAAAACTATTGAATCTATATTATTATTATCATCAGTTATTACTATTGCTTGTATTCCATTTGGTCCATAAAAAATTTTTGAATTAATATTTATTTTTGGTGTTGGTGTTGGAGGTATTGGTCTTGGTGGTGTTGGTGTTGGTGTTGGTGTTGGTGTTGGTGTTGGTGTTGGTGTTGGTGTTGGTGTTGGAGTTGGTGTTGGTGTTGGTGGTGGTTGCATGTTAACATACCCTTCATAAAAGTTTGTTCCTAAAAATAATACTAAAAAAATAATTAAAATAATAATTAAAATAATAGCAAATAGATTGTTTTTCATTATATATATATATTATTAAATAATAAAAATGAATTAAAAATATACAAAGATAAAATATATATAAAACAAAATGGAAAAAGTGATAATTTTCGATACAGAAACAACAGGTTTAATTCCTAAAAATATAAATATTGATAATTTGAATGAAGATATTTTAAATGGTTGTCCTTATATTATTCAATTTGGTTTTATAAGTTATGACATTGAAGAAAATAAACTGTTAAGTTATTCAAATAAATATGTATTACTTGATTTAAATGTTGATATTCCAATAGAAAGTATTAGTATTCACAAAATAACAAAAGAAATAATTAATAAAAATAAGCCTTTTGATATTGAAGTTATTATTGAAGAATTTATGTCACTTTTAAATAAAAGTGATAAATTAATAGGACATAATATAAGTTTTGATATTAATATGTTAAAAATTGAAATTATGAGATTATATTATAAAACAAAAAATACTAAATGGATAAATTATTTTGATATTTTAAAAAATAAAAATATATATTGCACTATGATGAATACAATAAATATTTGTAATATAAAAATAATTCGTTATGGAAAAGAATATAATAAATATCCAAAGTTGATTGAATTATATAGATTTTTATTTAATAAAAATTTATATAATTTACATGATGCGTTAAATGACTGTTTTTGTTGTTTAAGATGTTATATTAAAATAGTTTATGATTATGATGTTACAAAAAAAAATAAGTCAATAAAAGAAATATTTAATTTATTAAGTTAATTTATGCGGAACAAAAATCACATATTTCATCATTATTATTATCATAGTTTTCAGGTTCAATTGTAAATTTTTGTGTTTTTGTTTTTGTTTTTCTCCTTAAATAATAAATACCTGTTTTTAGTCCTTTATTAAAAGAATAAAAATGCATGGAAGTTAAAGATTTGTAATTAGGTTCTTCAACCCATAAATTCATACTTTGACTTTGACAAATATAAATACCTCTATCAGTAGCCATATCAATAATATGTTTCATAGGTATTTCCCAAACTACTTTATATTTATCAAGAATACATTTTGGTAAAAAATCTAATTGTTGAATACTTCCATTATTTGCTATAATGTTATTTTTAATTTTTTCATTCCATTGTCCTATATTTATTAATTCTTTTTGTAAATATTTGTTTACAACCATAAATTCTCCTGCTAATGTTCCTCTACTATATATATTGCTTGTAAAAGGTTCAAAACATTCATTAAAACCCAATATTTGACTTGTAGATGCTGTAGGCATAGGTGCTATTAATAAAGAGTTAAAAAGACCAAATTTTTTAATTGATAATTTTAATGTATCCCAATCATATCTTTCATTATTTTGTGGGACATTCCATAAATCAAATTGTAATAATCCTTGTGAAGCAGGAGATCCTAAAAAGGTTTCATAAGGACCATAATTCTTAGAAAGTTCATTACTTTTTTCTAAAGCACCATGATAAATAGTTTCAAATATATTTTTGTTAATTATTTTTGCTTGATTACTTTCAAAAGGAATGTCCATTAAAATAAATGTGTCAGCAAGTCCTTGAACTCCTATTCCAATAGGTCTATGTCTAAAATTGCTTAATTTAGTTTTTTCTGTTGGATAGTAATTTATATCTATAATATTATTCAAATTTTTTGTTAATATTTTACTTACATTATGTAATTTTTCATAATCAAATTGTTTTGTTTCTTTATTAACAAAACTTGGTAATCCTATACTTGCTAAATTACAAACTGCTGTTTCTTTACTATCTGAATACTCTATTATTTCAGTACATAAATTAGAACTTTTTATTGTTCCAATATTTTGTTGATTTGATTTTCTATTACAAGCATCTTTATATAACAAATATGGTGTTCCTGTTTCCATTTGGGCGTCTAAAATTTTAAACCATAAATCGCGTGCTTTAATAATTTTATTTGCTAATCCTTTATTTTCATATTCTTTGTATAAAATATCAAATTTTTCTCCATAAACATCTGCTAAACCAGGACACTTATTTGGACAAAATAAACACCAATTTTCATTTTTTTCAACTTTTTTCATAAATAAATCAGGAATCCATAAAGCATAAAATAAATCTCGTCCTTTCATTTCTTCATCACCATGATTATTTTTCATGTTTAAAAAATCTTCAACATCAGCATGCCATGGTTCTAAATAAATAGCAAAACTTCCATTTCTTTTTGAACCCTGATTTATGTATCTTGCTGTATTATTAAATACTCTCAACATAGGAACAATACCATTTGATGTTCCATTTGTTGATTTTATAAAACTACCATTTGCTCTAATATTATGTATATGAACTCCAATTCCTCCTGAATATTTTGAAATATGAGCACAATCTTTTAATGTATTAAAAATACCTTCTATTGAATCATCTTCATTAGATAATAAAAAACAAGAACTTAAATTACCTTTTGTTGTTCCAGCATTAAATAATGTTGGTGTAGCATGAGTAAAATATTTATTTGACATTAAATCATAACTTTCTTTTACTTTTTCAAAATTTAATCCATGAATTGTTATTGATACTCTTAACCACAAATGTTGAGGTATTTCTATAATTTTATTTTTGATTTTCATTAAATATGCTCTTTCAAGAGTTTTAAATCCAAAATAGTCTAATAAATAATCTCTATTTATATCTATCATTTCATCATATATTTTTTTATTGTTATTAACCATATTCCAAAATGCTTCACTAATTAAAGGAGTATGATTTCCAAAATCATCATTATTGTTATATAACATTTCCATACTTTTTGAAAAACTCAAATTATCAGTTTTATCAGTTTTATCAATTTTATCAGTTTTTAATATTTCTTTTATATTTTTATGATGATTTGAAATCAAAATACAAGATGCTAAACAGCTATAATCATAATGCAATGATGACATAGAAATACAATATTCAGCAGTTAAAATATCTATCTTAGATGTTGGAATATTATTATATAACTGTTCCACAATTTTAATAACTATTCCTGAATAATTTAAGTTTAATTTAAATTCTTTTCCAATATTTTTTACTCTATTTAATATTTTATCAAACATCATTTCTTCTATTTTTCCATCTCTTTTTACAACATACATGTTATTTAAATCCATTATTTTTTATTATTATATATTAACATATATCTTTAATTTTAAATATGTTTAAAAATATATATAATATTTAGTAATATTATATTATGTTGTCACAGTTTATTATTTTTGTTATTTTTATCATTTGTAGTAGTATGATTATTTGTTTTTATATCAAAGAAAACAATAAAAATAAAGAAAATTTTTATAATTATTTCTTAGATACTTCAGGAAATAAATATCCTGAAAGTATAACCAAACCTTCAAGTTTATTAGTTGAAAATCAATATCCATTTATTAATAGAAAAAAATTCTCTTCTAAGAATAAATATAGTGAATACTGGTGGAAATTTCAAAATACAAAAAATACTTCTTATGAACAAGTTACTAATAATTTTAAACATTTAAAAAATACTGATATTTCTAATGCTATACCACAAGAATTTTCAGGTATTTTTTATCATAATACAAAAAATAAAAAAAGTAATATTATATATCCTAATCCACCGGTTCCTAATATTGAAGGTACTGTTCGTATAGGTTATTTTAACTCTTTTGTATGATAATTTAAGTTAATTTAATTTAATAATTAAAAAAAATGATTTTATTAATCTCATTTAAATAAGTCATATATAAATATAAATATGTCTTATTTAGAAAAATATAAACCATCAAACTCAAGTGAAGTTATAGGACATAAAAAAATAATTGAAGAAGTTTTAAAAAAATGGTTAACTAATTGGAATAATGAAACTAAGAAAAGTTTATTACTTTCAGGTAGTTGTGGAATTGGTAAAACATTAATTATTGAAATTTTATTAAAAGAATTAGATTTTAATAATACATTATTTTCAGGTGAAGAATATGATAAAAATTATATTGAAAATTTTATAAAAACACCATTTACCTTATTTAACAATAAAAAAAATATTTTATTTATTGATAATTTAAATTATTATAATAATACTGACATTTCATTTTTCGTTTCTTGTATTAAAAAAACAAAAATACCTATTTTATTTATCTCAAATGACGCATACAATCAAACTATAAAACCTTTAATAAACTATTGTATAAATGTTAAATTGACAAATCCAAATAACAATGAAATATTTTATGGTATTAAAAAAATAATTAAATTATCATTAAAAGATAATGAACTTATGGAGTTAATACAAAACTCAAATAATGATATAAGAAATATATTAATACAATTAGAATTCAAAGAAGTTAATAAAAATAAATATAATAATATAAATAAATGTGATAAAAAAGAATGTAACATATTTAAAATAACTAATGAAATGTTTTCACAAGAAAATATATATGAAACAAAGTATGTAAATTATTTTTATGAACCTGAAATTATTCAACTTATGGTACAAGAAAATTATATTAATAATACAATAAAAAGTAAAAATATACTTGATACACTTTTTACCATTTCTAAATCTTCAAATAATATTAGTGATATTGATATTTATGAAACATCCAAAGAAGATTTTATAAATATGAAAAGTTATATTGCTAATGCTTGTATTTATTCTACTATTGATTGTAGTAATATTATATTTCCTAATTTTACAAAGTTTTTATCTGTTTTATCTAAGAAAAAACAAATTAAAAATACAATTCAAAATGTTAGTCAAAAAATAAATTTGTATAATTTTAATATATTTAAATTAGATTATACAAGTTATTTTATCATTCTACTTTTTCATAATATTATTTATCATAAAAATACATCTCAAACAATTATTAATTTTATAAATAATTTTAAATTATTCAACCTTGATCTTAAAGAAGACATACAAGAATCATTAAATATATTTTGTTTAAATATTGATGTATATAATAACTATAACTATAAAAAAATAAAATCTTTAACAAAAACAAAAATTATATCTCATTTTACTTAATTAAATATTAATTTCAATATCTATTTTTTCAATTTCTTTATTTCTTTTGATTTCTTTGATTTCTTTGATTTCTTTGATTTCTTTGATTTCTTTGATTTCTTTGATTTCTTTGATTTCTTTGATTTCTTTGATTTCTTTGATTTCTTTGATTTCTTTGATTTCTTTGATTTCTTCTTTTATATTATTTATTTTTTTATATAAACTAGGCATTTCTTCTTCTTCATTTAATATTTCTTCTTCTATATTTGATGTTATTTTTTGTATTTTTATTTTTTTTTTTGGTATCCTTTTTATATATTCACCATTTATTCGTTCTTCTAATATAATCGCCCATATATTTTTAAATTGTTCAATGTTTTTATTAAACCATTCTTTATCTCTTTTCACTAAAATACAAGAAAATGTTATTAATTTCCAATATAATTCTTTTATAAATGTTTTATCATTATTTTTATCAATCGTCAAATTATACCATTTTTCATATTCATCTATTTTTTTTATGTTAATTGGTTTATATTCATAGTAAGGATTTCCATTTTTATAAAACATTAATATTGTTCCTTTATATTTGTTATCTTTAGATAATGAAAAATCTCCATCTTCATCATAATCTTCTTTTGTTTCATATTCTATAAACTTTGTTTCTAAAAAATCAGTTTCATTCAAGTCACAACATTCCATTTGTAATTGCATCTGTATCCAATATTCTTTTTTTGGTATTCCATTAATAGTTCTTGATACAACATTTTTAATTTCAAGCATTCTTCCATAAAGATTTGAATGTTTATTTACATTTATACCATCCGGTGATGCTCCTAAAAACTTATATATTTTATGTGTAATACAACCAAAATCTTCTACTTTTGTTTTATATATTTTTTCATAAAACATAACACTTAAAGGTTCATATTTTTGACCAAAATGTAAAGGTGAATTAATATTGTTATTTTTAAAACTTTTTACTGAAGAACATTTTTCATATATTAAAGAATTTATATCTGACTGTGTTCCTAATGCTTTATAAGCATTAGAAGCAGTTAATAAATTGTTACGACATTCATACCATTCTTTTGTTCTTTGAACTGGTTGTATTACATTTCTTAGATATTCTATTTGTTTTTCTAATAATTCAATATAAATTTTTTCTTTTTCTTTTTCTTTTTCTTTTTCTTCATTTTCAATTTCATATTTTTTAATATTTTCTTTTACTCCATAAAGCGTAGCATCTTCAATATCATCATCTTGTTCACTATCATCATCTTGTTCACTATCGTCATCTTGTTCACTATCATCATCTTGTTCACTATCGTCATCTTGTTCACTATCATCATCTTGTTCACTATTATCTTCATAATTAGTTTCATCATTATCATTTTTGTTATAAAATAAAATTTTAAAAAGTTCATAACAATAATCTAATAAGTTTTGAATATAGTTATAATTTTCATCATTTAAGTTAAACCATATTTCATTTTCTAAATTAATAAATATTAATTCTATAAAATCATTATAAAAAGTATGAAAACTTTTTTCATTAATATTATAATAATTTATAAAATAAAATATCATTTCTAATATATTTTCTATAAATTCATTTTCTTCTTTTTCATCAAAATAGTTATTATTTATTATTTTTATATCATCATATATATCTATTAAATTAAACATATTATATTATTATAAATATTATAGTTTTATATTATAATACAAAACTATAATTTTAATTTTTTATATTTTTATTATATCTATTTTTCAATATCTATTTTTTCAATATCATTAATAACTATGTTATTGTCATCTTCAATAATATTCAAACTAGTAAAAGAGTTGTTATCATCAATATTTTTAACGGTTGATGATATATATTTTTTCTTAGGTATTAATGTTTTTAAAGTAGTAATATGATTTTGTTTATTAGATTGTAAACTATTTTTTATTGTAAATTTTTTATGTTGTTTGTTATAAATTAAACCCGGAATATCTTTAATTATACCATTTTCTTTATCGTAAATAACATCTTTAACTTTTTGTAATAATTTTTTATCTAACAAATCTTGAAAATATGATATTAAATTATTTTCTTCTTCATCTGATAAGTTATTTTTAATTTTATAATTTGAAACAAATATTAATAATTTTTTTATTTTTTCACATTTATCTAATTTACTCCATTGTTGGTTTTTATTTTTTTTTTTTTCATTTTCCAAAAAATTATCAAGATTATTCATATCATTTGTATTTCTATGTTCATATAAACTTGTACCTTTTAACAACATATTTTTATAATTTATACTTTTTAATTCCATACAGTCACCATTATTTTTTAATTTTTTTATATCGCTCATAATAATATATAATTGATTTTAAGTTTAAATTGATTATATATATCTTATTATGTTTAAAAATAATATAGAAAAAAAAGAAAAAAAGGAAAAAAAAGAAGAATTAAAAAAAAATAATTTTAATAATATTTTTAATGAGAATTATGAAAATAATAATGAAAAAAAAATAAATATAAAAGGAACAACAAATAGATACTTTATGAAAAAGGTAATGAAACAAGATTTACTTATTGAAAAAAAAAGAAAATATAACTATTCTTATTTACTTGAAAAAGAAGAATATTCAAAAATATTAGAACATGAATATCAATATTTTATTTTAAATTATATTATTGAAAATTTTGATGTTGTTGAAGATGATAATAACTTGTTAATAACTACAAAAGATCAAGAAAATATAGAACTTGATATACAAAAAATATCTAAGAAAATAATACTACAAGAAATAAATAAAAAAGTTAATAATTATAAACAACAAGATTTAAAAAAAAATATTTATGATATAAATTATTTTATCACAACTATTCAAATTGTTCAAAAATTAAATGAAATACATTTAAAATGTTTTTATTGTAACTCTGAACTATTTATTGTATATGATATTATTCGTGAAACAAATCAATGGACTTTAGATAGAATTGATAATAATATAGGACATACTAATGATAATACAATAGTATCTTGTTTAAAATGTAATTTAAAAAGAAGAAATATTAATAAAGTAAAATTTGAAAACTCGTGTAAAATAACTTTTATAAAAAGTTGTGATAAAAATAATGATAATAATGATAATATTAATAATAATAACAATAATAATAATAATAATAATAATAATAATGATAATGATAATATATAATTATTTTATTATTTATTTTTATAATATTTGTATAAATTTGTAATAATATTTATATCAGGATATTCATAATCTTTT